TTAATAATCAAGGGGTTCCAGCCTAACTTGGATATTTACATCTGATCCGTTAGTGATATCAACTATTTTAATAAGCTGCCTTAAAGCGTTTTTGATTTCTCCGCGATTGTTAGAATTCAGATTTGGTTTTAATGAGTCAACACGCTTTAGAAAATCTTTTTCTAAGCCGGCTCTTGAACCCGTTTCTGCAATGGAAATTTGTTCTTCAATCTCTTCTCGCTCTCTGTTTATTCTATCGCGAGCAATACGATAATCTTCTCGACTTATGTCATCGTCTTCAAACAACTCGATTTGTTTTTGCATTTTTACATCTAATTTTTTTAATTTTTCATGTAGTTTCGAAGTATCAACTTGGTTATCAGCTTCAGTAACGGGAACTTCTCCAAAATCACCAGTTATCTGTTGTCCAATTTCTTTTAGATTTCCAAGTACAGTGTTCTCGATCTCATCTCTCCTAATATAGTGGTGATAACATTCTCCTTTTTTAGAGTAAGTGTTACACACGTAATTATAATATTCTCGACCACTGTTTTTTCTTCTATAACGTCCTATCATAAGACCGCCACAATGAGCACAACGTAAAAGGCCTGATAGTAGCCAACGTTCGTTATCGGCTTGTGCTCCTGCTCGTCTTCGTGATGTTATAGCCATCTGTAATTGCTGGAAAGTGTCTTTGTCTAATATAGCCTCGTGATGGTTATCAATAATAATCCATTCTTCTGGGGGTCTAGTAAGTATCTTTCCTCGCAGTGCATAAGTACGATTGTAAATCATTGTGCCGGTCAATGTCTCTCGATGCATAAGCCTACGTACTGATCCCTGAGAAAACTGATTTCCATCTTTCGTTTTGATACCCATATCCTTTAGTCTCATCATTACCTTATGAGCACCTTCTCCTTCAATCATCCACTCAGCCATTTTTTTAACAATTTCCGCTTCATTTTTGTTTATCACTAATTTTCCATCAACTATATCGTATCCAAAACAAGGCCTTGATATTGCCTTATCCGTATTAGTAACGAGAGAAATCATGTTTTCTCTGACACGTTCACTATTGCGTCCTCGCTCAAATTCAGCAAAAGCCCCAAGTATATGCAGAGCCATTCTACCAGTAGCGTTGGAAGTATCAAAGCGCTCACTTGCAGATGCAAAGCCACACTGTAACTCGTCAAATTCATCTACGAGCATGAGTAATTCCTTTAGGTTTCGGCAAAGGCGGTCAATTTTAGTTATGACAACCATTCCGATTTCTTTTTTACGTACTTGTCTCAGCATCCTTGTGAGTGCTGGACGCTTTAAATTGCCTGCGGAGTAACCGTCATCGTTAAACACTTCAATAGTCCCCGACCAATCCATGGCATGACAATATGCTCTTAATCGTTGTTCCTGCTCAGATAGAGAGTTTCCTTTTAAAGCTTGTTCATCGGTACTAACACGAATATATAGTGCTATTTTTTTCAAACGGTATTCATTCCCTTCTTTACCTAATGTCTTTTAAGTAAACACTGCTTATTTTATAAAAACAAGTATCAATCCTTTCTTCGTATGAAATATATACTGAAAAATTCCTTAAAAAATAGGAAATAACTATAAATCATTAGGTTTTCTATAGTGTATTCTTATAACATGGAAAACAAAGAGAGAGCAGCACCCGACACAAACATATACCTGTTTGACGGTGGTAGGCGTAAGACGAGCGGCACCAGTTAGCCCCTTGCTATAAGACCTACAGAGAGCCGCAAGGGTAGGACAAGCGGGCATGCTGCTCTTTCTGTTTGTTCCTAGTAACTCCATTCTTGCTAAAGTGCGCCTGACGAGCGCATTCCTCATGCATGGTGATCCTAGCCGCTAAAGAGTGGATCAGGAGCGCAACTGGTCGCGTCAGCAAGTACCGGATTCCAACAAAGCTTATATCAATACCTGTAAGCCCAGGCTGTACGAAACGCGTTCGTGTGGTCTGGCGGGGTTTCATGCAGAATACATGGTGTGCTGCTGGATTCATTTCCGGCTGGTCCCGGTTCACATCCGGGCTTCTGCTACTATAATATTTCACTTTCATGACTTTATGGTTTTACTCCTATCATGCGGTGCCATGCCGTTAGAGTCTCCTTGACCGTGACCACAGCGGGTAATGATAGGATCGTGGCGGCTGCCAGTGCCGTAATAAACTGGCTTTTATACCGGGATCGGTTAATGGTAAACCTACGGATTCCAAACCCGTGACTGGGGGTTCGATTCCCTCTCCCGGTGTTCGCACAGAGAGTGGCGTTTATGCGCTGCTCTTTTTTGTGCGCAAAAATAATAGAAAAGGAAGTGTTGTAATGAGTACAGAAGCAAGCGCAGTACGTAATGGCGGATATGGGTATCTTGGTTCGGATAATATCTTTAAGGTGGTTAACACCGAGGCTGAGGCTCTTAAATATAGCCTCACTGGTAAAGTGGTAAGCTTTGCTGGTCCACACGCATACGGCAACCCTGTTGTCCCTACGGGTACGGGTGAGTACGATCAGTTGGCTATCAAGCTGCATGCTGATGGTAGCCTGACCGAGAGCGAAGGTTTTACGATTCCTGCTCACATTGCCAAGGTAGTCAAAGAGCTGCAGTAGTGATGTGAAAAGCGAAGGAGTGAAATAGTTTTATTCTCGACCTATTTACTTAAAAAAGATAGAATCTTGATGAGAAGTAAATTACATCAAGGGAGATGTCTTTATGTATAATAGGGCATTGGATAGGGAACGAGATATTTTAACTCCTGCAGAAGTGCTGTCAATTGATAAAGAAATATTAGAATCAGTGTTTGAGAAGACGGAGCTTAATTACAAGCCCGGTGATCAGTTTTTTATCAAAGGGAAACCTGAGACCAGTTATGTGGTTAAAGGCGGAGAATTTGATAAAGTGCATAACTTTTACCTTGTATACGGGGATGGACAAAAAGTAGACTGTGAGGATGTATACCCACTCTTTACAACCGGAATGTTGATTGAGTGTTTGTCTCTCCATCACGCCTTTATTCTTCATTCATTTGGTAACGGATGGATTGTTTTGTGGGACAGCATGATTTCCATTGAAAGCGAAAAGGGCGAGTTGCTTGTATCGTTTCTGTGGAGAGCTTTAATAGAGATTGAGAAGTCGGGGACGTTTTTTTGGTAGTCAAATAGTTGCAATAGTGTTTATCCCCGGAGCTGATCCGGGGACTTTAGTAGGCCATGTTCCTTGGTGGCGAAAGGCTTCAAAACCATTTGTGGCAGGTTCGATCCCTGCGCCTACTGATATAAGCGAACATGTAAATCATCTACTGTATACTATGCATAATCGCACCTACCATAATGAACGCAATACCAACAACAAGTGCTTTTACTAAAATCGGATAAATGACCCTGTCGTAAAATGCTTCCAATACGTCAAAAATGGAATCTACAAATCTATCCATACATCACACCTCCTTTCGAACTAATACTTTCGGCGCACAAAAAGGAATATCCTTCCTATGTGTCGAATTGTTGTGTCGAAGGAGGTGGGTAATTTGGCATACTCGAAATGTTTGGGGTGTGGCGGTTCGAATTTCGAGATCGTGGAAAAAACACCTATGAACTCAAAGTTCAAGATGATATTTGTTCAGTGTGCTTCATGTGGCGGTGTAATTGGTGTTATGGATTTTTACAATATCGGCCAACAAACGGAGCAAATTAAAGACGGTTTAAAAAAAGTTGCAGCTAAAGCAGGAGTAAGGCTCGATTTTTAAGAATTAATTAAGCACCCTAACCGGTGCTTTTTCTTTTGCTCTTTTTCACAAGTTCAACTAAAATTTAGGTGTCATTGTACTATATTTATTCTCAGCAAAACCATTCAGGGGTTTGAATCATGGTTATCAAGATAACTTCGGCTTGTGGAATTGAGGTTGAGTATTCACCGACTTTGGGAGACGCATGTCGAATTGGAAAACACTTAACTGGGGGTGGAGACGTGAAAGTGCTTGCTGAATTGGAAAAATCGCTATCTGATTTTATGAATCGCAATAACAAAAAGCCTCTTAAAATATCACTTAATTATCAGACATATAAGGAGCTCTCACAGGAAACAATTGCGCTACGCTCTTTTCCGCCAACGGGCGAGGGTGACAACTTTAGAGGCGTTCCTCTTAGTGTTGATTCTAATCAAGAACAGAATATTTTATTGATGTAAGTCGCTCATACGAGCGGCTTTTTTCTTTGCCCTTATTCCACCAGGAAGGAGATGTGAAAAGCATGATGAAAGAAAATATAGACATGGCATTTACTGCTGATAAACCTGAATTAAATTACCGCGAACAACTGGAACGTCACCTGTACACTATCAATGGTGTGTTGGAAGAAATAGAAGAGGCATCGCCAAGACCGGATAAACTTCTTATCCTTTCGGAAAAGGCCGTAAATTTGTATGGGCACCTGATGATTGCGAAGACTCATGCACTGGAGGCTCTTGTTCAGGTTGAACACGCGTCTGCTGGAGCTACAATCGTCATTGACGGTTCTATTGATCAGACAAGGGATTTGCAAAAAGAATTTAATGAAATATTCAGAGAACACGAGGAACGGCTTGAAATGATGCGGAATGGAATGAGAAGTAGAGACGGTAAGGACGGTAGAGGCGCATGACACCCTATCAATTTGAAGTGTGGAAACGAAAGTGTAGGAAGAGAGCATTGGGCAATTTTATCAGACATTTACAAGACTCTTTCACAAATTCATTCGTAGAGGCTGGTGTTCCTAAACCTCTTGTGGAAGTTGTCTTTAATTTTGATAGAGTGCAATTAGGCACGCTAGAATTAGAGAATCAAACGGTTGAAGTGGTGTATGACTCACCACTGCCTCTCACGCCAGAGTATTCGTAATGTTCAAATGGTTGATGGAATCATATCCACCTGTTGATACATTTGAATGTTCTCATTGTGGCAAGAAGACACCCGGTAAATGGTGCAACTACTGTCCAAGCAGACGAGGGACCTACTGGGATAAGAACGGTACACCTTGTAAACCGACTGCGAGGCTCAATCCGAATATAATTAAGCAGTGAATGTTTATACACAATATACATTAATGATGAATATTTGTGGTGGACAATCATACCCCACTAAGTTATCGCTCTTGGGGGACAATCGTCCACCACTAAATGCACATTGAACATATCTCTTGGGGGACAATCATACCCCTCTAGTGGGGGACAATTACCCCCCTAAGAAAGAAAAAAGAAATAAAAGAATAATAATATATATAATATATAGCTCATTTAGAGTTAATAGATACATACATCGTTCGTATGCATTATGCATAAAAGACGGTGTATTTGTTGTTCATACATAAACAAAGAGAAAGGATGAGGATCATGACCACATATCACAACATATTCAGATGGCATATCAAGAGAGCAAGGATAACAGGAGACAGCACAGCAGTTATTGATATCTACATACCAGGAGTGAATCAACGTGATCGGGTAGATATACGATTAAACCTGATTGATAGATTACGTGGTATTGATATCGAGAAGAAGACATTACGCACATTAGATAAGTGGATACTGATTTGTCATGAGAAGAATATAGAACTGGATAGAGCAGATGCATTGAGCAGAATTCATCATGAACCAGGAGCTTATGCGAGCATAGTTCCATATAGCAGGATTGTCACTAAGGGTACAGACAGGCCACCCTTATACCAATCAGTGAACAGTACTCTTAATAAAGGGCGTGAGAATGTATGAGTAGGATAGTACGAGAAGAACAATACTCTGACGATGAAGCGGTCAAACAGTTCCTTGATCAATTGCTGAGTCTATCAAACCTTACTCTATCGTTGAAGAACGTAGAGAACATATACAGCAATATACTTGGCAAGGGCGTACATCCTGACATTAGTAAGTTGCTCAGTATCTTGGACGATAAGGATGAGGCAGACCTTAGACGTATCTGCAATAAGCTGATCAAAGGCGGAATACAATTGGGATTTCTACAGGATAAATAATTTTAAAAGTCTTCTTTTTCTCCAGAAAAATTAAATTTGGGTCCTTCTGGAGCTTAAAAATAGGTACGGGTGCGCATGAGCCCGAAAATGCTCCAGTTTTTTATTCAGGATTTCACTTCCGTTTCCGCTTTAAAGAGCGTAGGAGCGCGATAGAGAGATTTTTTCTACTAATTAAGGGGTCAGTTAGGGTCAGGATTTAAGAGGGCTTAAAACGGAAGCAGGAGGGCTGACGATGGCTAAAGCTAAGACGGAAGCAATTAAGGTACATGATCAAATAGTTCAGACTGGTGAACTGGCTGCCATCGTCGGCAAATCAGACCGCTGGATCAGGCAATTGACCGCTGAAAAGGTGCTGCAGCAGTGCTCCAGAGGTAAATACATCTTGGGTGAATCTGTTCAGTCTTATATTGAGCATGTTTCTGGTGGTAAGGAAGTCGATAAAGGGCCTCGGCTGATAGATTATAAGACCGAACATGAAAAAACGAAGGCAGAAAAGGCAGCGCTGGAGTTGGATCTTTTAAAGGGTAATCTCCATGCGGCTGGAGACGTGGAAAAACTTCTCGCAGACTTGATAATTACAACAAAGTCACGGCTGCTTGGGATTCCGCACCGGGTAGCGACTGAGTGTGAGAACGAGACGGCGGATGTTATAGAGTCTGTTGTCCGGCGAGAAGTAGAATCAGCACTTGCTGGACTGGCCCGTTATTCCCCGGATCAGATCGGTGGCGGCACAGATGATAGCTGACAAAACGATAGACCTTTTCAGCAGAGCAAACAAACAGTGGGAGCCAAAACCGCACCTGAGTGTCTCTGAGTGGGCGGACCAAAACCGAGTTCTCACGACAGAGAGCAGCGCAGAGCCGGGGCCATGGCGGACAGATCGAGCAGAGTACCAGAGAGAGATTATGGATTCTATTAAAACCTGGGAAGAAGTAGCTATTATGGCCTCGGCTCAAGTCGGCAAGACAGAATTTTTGTTGAATGTTACTGGTTCGTACATTGACCAGGAGCCTTGCCCGATCATGCATGTGCTGCCCAAAGATGATTTAGTACAGGCCTATTCCAAAAAACGTCTAACTCCAATGATTAATAGCTGCGAAGCTTTAAAATCGAAGATTGGTCCAGCCAAGTCGAGAGACAGCAGCAACACAATTGAAGAAAAATCTTTCCCCGGTGGTTATGTGACGATAGTCGGGGCCAACGCTCCAGACAGTTTATCTTCGCGGCCGATTCAAGTAGTTCTGTGTGACGAAGTGGACAGGTTCCCGGTTTCCTCCGGTAAAGAAGGCGACCCAATCGCTCTTGCTACTGCACGGACAACAACATTCCGGCACAAGCGGCGGCATTTGTTCGTATCAACTCCGGTTGATAAGGAAACTTCTCGCATTTACCAGCTTTACGAAGACAGCACTATGGAACAATGGTGCTTGCCGTGCCCGCATTGTGGGGAGTTGCAACCTTTGAGATTCAAAAATGGGGTTGAATACGAACATTACGAGTCAGAAAGTGGCGAGATTGTGGTCACAAAGGCTGAATATCGCTGCTGTTACTGCGGTATTTTAGGTTCAGAAAAGGAATGGAAGCGCGGGAATGGAGCTTGGATTGCTCGTAAAGAGCATTCAACCCGGCGCGGATTCCACATCAATCAGCTTTCAAGTCCCTGGTCTGACTGGCGAGAGGTATCGAAAAAGTTCTTAATAGCCAAACGTGAGGGCGTAGACAAACTCAAAGTTTTCATAAATACGGTCCTTGGAGAGCCTTGGGAAACAAAGGTCAAGGGTATGGACGAGAAAACGCTAATGCAACGCCGTGAGGTGTATGAACACGAGGTGCCGGAGGGTGTGAAAGTCATTACGGCAGCGATTGACACTCAAGATGACCGTTTTGAAGTGGAGATTATGGGCTGGGGAGCTGGCAAAGAATCTTGGAGAATTGAATACAGCCGTATATACGGAGACTTGGACAGGCCCGAAGTGTGGGAGGAACTGGACAGGTTTCTTTGTCGTTCGTGGGTCGGACCAAACGGACGAGAATTCCGTATTGTGGGCGCTTGTATGGACTCAGGCGGTCATTATACCAAAGAGGTGTACGAATTCACTAAGCCAAGGGAATATCGCCGCATATACGCCATTAAAGGGCAAGGGATCAACCCCAAAACGGCAGAGCATGTCCCATTCATCGCCAAGCATACCCGTACCCAAATGTATAATGCGATATTAATTCATTTGGGGGTAGACGATGGCAAGGTCAAGGTCCATGACAGCTTAAAAGTAGAATCGCCGGGACCTTTATACTGTCATTTCCCGGGCGAGGATAAGGGATACACACAAGAATATTTCTTGGGTCTGACTGCTGAAACGCACAAAATTGTGGTGAAAGAGGGCGTTAAGTACAAAGCCTGGGTCAAGACTCGTGACCGAAACGAGCCGTTTGACTTAGCTGTCTATAACCGAGCAGTTGTTGAATTGTTGAATCCTAATCTTTCACTGCCCATTGAGCAGCAACCAAACGGCCCCATCATTGATCCTGATGGTGGGGGGCGAGTAATTGCACCACGTAAAAAGCGCAGACAAGGCGTTAACAGTAGTGTGTAAACCATATGAAGGAGGTGAAAAGGGGATATGCCAAATATCACACTTGAAGAAGCAAAGGAGAATTTGACCGCATGGCGTGATGCTGAGATGGCTCTCGCTACAGGACAATCGTATAGCATCAAAGGGAGATCCGTAACCCGTGTACCCATGAGCACAATCCTTGAAAGGATACGTTACTGGAGCAAGGTGGTTGACGATTTAGAGAATCCGGGCCGGAGGCGTTCCCGTACTCGTGCGTTCACCCCATTTGATATATGAATCGGCTAGAACGGATCATCAATTATGTTGCTCCCGGTGTAGCTAAAAAAAGAGCTGCAGCCAGAACCGAGACTATTCGACAGGAAAAAATTGCTACTGTTTTGAACCAAGGGTACGGTTCTCATGGAGCCAGCCGGACTAAGAAAAGCATGAGCCTTTGGAACCCTAACATCGGGGATGCTGATTCTGATATCCACGATTATCTGGAGGAATTGAGAGCACGTTCTCGGGATCTTGCTGTAGGAGGGGCAATTGTTGCCGGAGCTCACAAGACTATGCGAACAAATGTGGTGGGAACAGGTTTACGGCTTAAACCAGCGTTTGATAAGGATTTTTTAAATCTGACTGCTGAGCAATCCGCAACATTAAAATCTCAAATTGACCGCGAATGGTCGCTATGGGCCGACTCAAAGAACTGTGACGCTGCAGGTTTGAATGACTTTTATGGTTTACAACAGCTTGCTTTTCTTTCTCAACTTCAAAGCGGCGATGTTTTCGGACTCTTGCCGATGATTCCACGCAAATTCTCAATTTATGATTTAAAGGTCAATCTGATTGAGGCTGATCGTTGTAGCAGTCCAAACCTTTCGGATACGGACCGGATACAATCCGGGGTTGAGGTAGATGAAACGGGTATGATTGTTGCCTATCATTTCAGTAGTCGTCACCCAGGAAGTGGCAAGAGCTATCTCGGCGGCGATCAAAAATGGACGAGAGTCTTGTCGCGGGGAGAGGAAACAGGGAGATACAATGTGCTCCATCTGATGGAATCCGAGCGTCCGGGCCAGCGCCGTGGTGTCCCTGTCATTGCGCCAGTTATTGAGGCATTGAAGCAACTTGACCGCTATACCGAGGCAGAATTAACGGCTGCTGCAGTACAAGCGATGTTTACTGTGTTTATCGAAACTGAGAATGCTGATGATTCCAGCGCTTTCGGTTTGCAACCGCCTGATACTGATAACTTGGCTGGTGAAGAGTTGCCCCCCAATGATATTAAACTTGGTGCGGGAGCGGTTCAGTTTCTTGAGGCAGGTGAAAAAGCAAATTTTGCAGACCCGACAAGACCAAACCCGAACTTTGACCCATTTGTTACGGCTATATTGAGGCAGATTGGTTCTGCTCTTGAAATTCCTTACGAATTGCTGGTCAAACACTTTACATCGTCTTATACAGCTAGCCGTGCTGCAATGTTGGAAGCATGGAAAATGTTCCGCATGCGTCGAACATGGCTTGCTAAGTCGTTTTGTCAGCCTGTGTATGAAGAATGGTTTGTCGAGGCAGTTACAAAAGGCCGTATAGACGCGCCGGGCATCTTTGATGATCCGGCTATTTTTCGTGCCTATACAAAAGCAGCTTGGCACGGCCCGTCCCAGGGCATGCTCGATCCGGTCAAAGAGGTTAACGCTGCAATCAGTCGTATCGAATATAACTTTAGTACCGCAGAGGGCGAAACAGCCGAACTCACAGGCGGTGAGTGGGAGTCCAACGTGCAGCAGCGAGCCCACGAGCTTGCTACGCTCAAGAGGTACGGTCTTAGTGAGGGTGCAGCTAAGGCAGCAGCTACCGCCGTTCCAGCACCGTCTAAAGTAGGCGACGAGGACAACGACGATGAGGAAGGAGGTGAAAAAGAAAATGCCCAAGAAGATCAAAGCTAATGGCCCTATTATTGGCGATGCTAACGCATGGATTTATCAATGGTTTGGCATTCCGGCTGTGAGCCCAGGGATGATATCTAAGGAACTCGACGCATCTAACGGCGACGAAATCGAACTATATGTCAATTCTCTCGGTGGTTCCGCCTTTGACGGTGCTGAGATTTACACTTTACTCAAAGATTACCCTGGGAAGATCACGGCGAAAGTAACGGGTGTGGCTGCTTCTGCTGCCTCGGTTATGCTCATGGGCGCTGACGTTATCAAGATATCGCCGCCAGGGCAGATCATGATTCACAACGCTGCAACGGGGACTGATGGTGACAAGAACGACCATGACCGCTCTTCTGCCCTGCTGAAAAGCACGGACGAGGCAATCACCAATGCTTATTCACTCCGAACAGGCAAGACAAGGGACGAACTACTTGACCTCATGAACGTTACAACTTGGATGAATGCTCAGAAGGCTGTCGAACTTGGATTTGCGGACGAAATAATGTTCAGTGAAGGCGCCACAGAAGTTACCAACAGCGCTTTTGATATGCTCGGCAGTGACGGAGTTTTGCCTGAAGCGGTCATAAACAAGGTTCGCAATGAGCTTCTTAAAAGCGGCGGATTCACAAATCAGCCTCCAGCGCTTGGGGACGGCGGGCTGGAAAGGATAATCCCCTTGCAAAGCATTCCAAATCTACAATTTGCTTCGACAGCCAAGCAGCCTTTAGCTGCTGTTAACGCAAATAAAGGCGGTACTCCGCAAGCCGGAGTCACACTTGAGGAATTAAAAACTGAGATTAACTCTATGAAGGGGGAAAAAGAAACAATGGATCTTAACCAATTAAAAAACGAACATCCAGACTTGTATAACCAAGTCGTAGAAGAGGGTGTGACAAACGAACGCCAACGGATTACAGCGCTGAATGAATTGGCTGCTGCTCCGGGCGCTGCCGAAATTGTAAAGAACGCTATCGAGGCAGGCCAAACCGTCGCAGAAGCTTCCTTTGCGATTGTACAAGCTTCTATCGCTAAGAAAGGTGAGGTAGCAGCAGCACGTCAACATGACGCGCAAAATAGTGGGGTAAATGATGTCCCTGTCCAAGAGTCTACTACACCAGAAGCAAAGAAAGCCGCCGAAGAAGTGCAGGCACAAACAGAAGCGGAAGAGGTAATTGCAGAAATGAAAAGATTACGGGGAGGTAAATAATTATGCCAGCATACGAAAGCCAGCCTTACGATAACCTGATTGCGGGATATATTGTACCGCTCGCTAGTGTGTCCGTCATTGTAAAAAGCGGCTCCGGCGTCATCAAGCGCGGGACTGTTTTAGGGGTTGTATCTCAACTGCCTGAAACGAACGCGTCTCATGGAATGTACATCGTGGCTCCTGTGGATTCCAGCAAGACGGACGGTTCTCAAACGCCTTTTGCAATCCTTTCCGATCAGGAAGTGGATGCAACCACCAAAGATGTACGAGCTACAGGTTATGTGAGTGGGGAGTTTAATCGCCATGCTCTTATTTTTGGTGGCACGGACAAGGTTGAAAAGCATGAAGTAGCAATGCGTAACATTGGTCTAATCACAAAACGGGTAGTAGAATAGGAGGATTTAAACAATGCCAGATATTTATTCTTTGCCGCAACTCCTCAGAGTAGTTGGGCAGTTGCCGCAAACATCAGAGTACATTTTGAGCACATTCTTTTCTGACGGTGAGGTTGGGCTTACAACAGAAATTGAAATTCAAACGCTGAAAGGTAAGCACCGTATTGCACCATACGTCTCCGAATTACAACAAGGTAAGATTGTACTCCGCGATGCTTTCAGCGCGAAGCAATATTCCCCGGTTCCCGTTAAGCCAGCACGGAACATTACTTATCATGACCTTAAAGCCCGCCAAGCTGGAGAATCACTGTATAACCCGGATAGCGTTGAACAACGCCTACGTAAATTAATTGCTAGGGATTTGGTGGAACTGAACGACACTATTACTCGCCGTAAAATCGAGATGGCATCACAAATGATTTTCACGGGTAAGGTAACGCAAATCGGTGAGGGCGTGGAACAAGAACTGAACTATGGATTCTCAAATACTATCACTCTTTCCGGTAAAGACCTATGGAGTGACCCGAATTCTGACCCTATCAAGTTCTTGGCGGGATTGCGATTATCTGTTATGCAAAAGAATGGACAGACTCCGCGCAAAGTAGTAGGTGATTACGAGGCGCTGATAGCACTGACCCGTCACCCAGCCATTCTGAAACTGGCCGACAATAAAGGTTTGACCATCGGTAACATTGACACGACTTTGTTACCTGACGGTGTAACTCACCACGGGTTTCTAAGAGACGTTGGTCTTGATCTTTACAGCTATACAGGTACATTCGTGGATGACGACGGCGTCGAAAAGCCATTCATCCCGTCTGGTACGATTGTGATTCTGCCGGAAGGCAAGCCGTTTGAATTCCTTTATGCAGCTAACCCGGTTATGGTCGGAGATGATGATATCCGTTTGGTTAACCAACAAGTGGTCGCACAAGTATTCGCAGACCGCCGCACAGCGGTTCGCACACTGGAACTGCAAAGTCGTCCGTTCCCTGTTCCGTTGAACATCGAAAACTGGTACGTAGCGAAGGTCCTATAAGGAGGGATATCCATTGAATATTGAAGCATTGGGGAAAATCCGCCACAGCGGAAAAGACTTCGCTATAGGTGATATTTTAAGAGGACTGAGTGATACAGAGGCCCAACGCCTTGTGAGTCTTGGCTCGGGCAAAATGGTCATTGATGAAAATCACGGAAGTGAAGGCGGTAACCCGGAGTTGTTACAATCAATAGATGCTCCCATTTCAGTAGATGACTTTGCTAAGTTAAAGGCTGATGAGCAAAAGGATTTGCTGGAGTCTCTTGAAATTGAAGCGGCGGGTAATATTGAGGGCCGAGTCGAGCAGTATACTGCTTGGTTGGACGAAAACAATGCGCTCGTTTAAGGAACAGCTTGAGAAGGATGTAAAGTCCGTTTTTCTGAACGAGAAAGAGTTTGCCGATTGGCATGAAATATCTTTTATGAGTCCACCGAAAAACGGGATGCCTGCACCTCCTGAACCGCCTGTCAGAATGCTGGTTATTGTAGATGATGATGAACTGAGAGATCGGAAAAGTAGCGCCTCGAATCCAACAGATGGCGTTTACGATGCCGATCTTTTGTTTTATGCACAGCGTGCCGACTTCTTCCTATACTTTGGCAGGCTTCCAGTCCTGCAGAGCAAAATGAAATTTGACAGTCGCGTCTATACCGTTGCGGATCTTCAAGACGATGGAGTTATGATAACTGTTACGCTGGGGCGTAAAGGCTCATGATCCAGATTGATACCACTGCTTTGAGAGAAGCGCAGCGGCATCTGCAAGAAGTCAAAAAGAAAACGAAAGTCGCTATGTATCGGGCGCTTAATCGGGTTGCTCAGAATGCAAAGACAAACGCTAGCAAGGAAATACGAGAACAATATGTCATAAAGGCCGGGGACTTAAGCAGTAGCTTCTCCATAAAAAAAGCTGACAAAGGAAGCTTGTCTGCTACTATACGTTCCCGCAGCCGAGGCACAGGGCTGGATAAATACAAGTTTTCACCCCGCCGAACGACAGGTAAGCGCCCGAAAGTGCTAAAGGTCGCTGTAAAAAAGGGTGGAATGAAGAAGGTTCCAGGCGCTTTTGTTGCTGAAAAAAATGGAGTTAAAATCTTCATTCGTGAAGGCAGAAGCAGGCTGCCGATTAAGCGATTATATGGACCGCCTGCGCCGGAAATGTTTAATAATGTGCAAATACGGGAGTCAGTTGAAAGAAAAGCCCGGGTTTTATATGCACAGCGACTAGAACACGAATTAAATAGGGAGTTGGGCGGATAATGACACCCTTTGTACTACAAGACGCTTTGGTAGCTAAACTAAAGCGTCTTTTTGCTGATTCGGAATACATGAATGCTCAATATGAAATGGTTCCACTAAACATTTATGCTCAGAACCTACCAGCGAAGAACGAGCAGGACGACCGCGACCACTTCCCTTTTATCACTATTCGATTTGGTGAGACGACGGATCAAGGGCATGAGGTCCAGTCGTCTTGTTCCATGCTTCTTAGTGTGGGAATTTTTGATGAGTCGCTAGATATGCAGGGGGAAAGAACGGTTCAAAACATTCTCCAACGTATTCGGCATGCATTTTTAACTCATCCGATTTTAGAACGGATGTTTGAATTGGATTTTCCCCTGACCTGTTCCTTGTTTGATGAAGAAGACTTAGCTCCGTATTTTTTTGGCTACGTCAACATGAAGTGGAAAATACCAGGCGTAAGCAGAGAGGATGTTTATTTTGGATAAAGAGCAAGAACAACAGGAAGCTGTGGATCTGAAAACGCGGCGTGCAACTGCTTCGACTGAAAAAGTCGCTCAAGCAGCTAAGGACGCTACTGAACCGGAGCAGCTTATATATATTGGACCGAACTTGCCCGGAGGGCGGCTGGCGAAGTCTCTTATTGTTCGCGATGGCTTCCCAGCATATTTGGAAGATGTGGCAGAGAAGGCGCCAGAAATACGGCAGCTGTTCGTGCCTGTAGGCGAGTTGGCAACGTCAAAAGCTACACTATCTGTGCCAGGAAGCTCCCTACAAATAGCCTATGCTGCTGTCATCGCAGCAGTAAGAGGAGGAATCTAAATTGGAAGAACGTCATGGTATTTTTGTTAGCGAACAGCCAGCGGAAGTTATTACGCCAGTGCCTTTGAATATTACATTGCCAGTCGTGTTCGGCACGGCCCCAATCAATCTAGCAACTCTGGAGGATGCGCCGGTAAATAAACCGATCCTGTGCAAAAGCCGGGACGATGTGATTGCTGCTTTTGGATACTCGGACGACTGGGAAAGCTTCACACTGTCTGAATTTACACATTACTTTTTTAAGATTGCGAAGCTATCGCCAGTTGTGTTCGTGAATGTCTTGGACCCAACTAAACATAACGCAACGGTAGCCGCATCCAGCTTCACGTTGACTGATGGTGTGGTAACTGTAGCGGTGCAAGGAATTATTAAATCGTCTGTGGTCGTCACCTCAGATGACGGAGCGACCACTTACACAACAGGGAAGGACTACAGCGTGAGCTTTAATACTTCCGGCAATCTCGTAGTATCCCGTATTGCTTCCGGGGCTCTGACGGCCAATAGCGCCGTTAAAATTTCATACTCTAAACTGGACCGCAGCAAAGTTACAGCAGCGGACATTATCGGCGGCGTTGTGGAGGCTACTGGCGAGGCTACCGGGCTTGAACTACTTGACCAAGTATTTCCGCTGTTTAGAATCGTTCCCGCTTTGATCGTTGCACCGGGATTTTCGCAGAATCCAACCGTTGCAGCAGTAATGACTGAAAAGGCAGCAAGTCTAAACGGTGGACACTTCAAAGCGCAGGCTATTACCGATCTGTCGAGCGACATTATTTACACAGATACGCCTGCATGGAAAAAGACGAATGCTTACAATGACCCGCGCCAGATAAATACGTATCCACTTTTCACCTATGATGATCGTACTTATCATTCTTCCACTGTGGCAACTGCGGTAATTGTACAAACAGACGTTAATAACGGCGGGGTTCCATCGGTTTCGCCATCGAATAAAGCGGCAAAGATTGACGGAACAAAAACGGATACCAGGGCGATTGCTCTTGGACCACAGCAAGCACAATATCTGAATGCAAATGGTATTGTCACGGCATTGAATTTTGTCGGCGGCTTTGTGCTTTGGGGTAACCGCACAGGCGTATACCCGGATCAAAAAGATCCGCAGTCGTCATTCATTCCGGTTCGCAGGATGTTCGATTGGATCGGCAACACCTTGACGCTCACCTACTGGAAATACCTTGACGGTTCCACTGACAAGCGTCTGATCGAGTCGATTACAGATGCAGTGAATTTCTGGCTTAATGGCCTGGCTGCTGCCGGGTACATTTTGGGCGGACGCGTGGAATTTAATGCGTCTGAAAACCCTGCCTCCGCTCTGATGGACGGAAAAATGAAGTTTCATGTCTACGTGACACCGCCGTCCCCGGCACAGGATATTGATTTTGTGCTGGAGTACGACGCATCTTACTTTGCTGCGCTATTCACTACAGCAGCGTAAAGGGAGGGCTGAGCCTTGAGCCAAGAAAAAATTAATTTACGGACAATTAAGTACGAAGCTATACGTAACGGTAGCCAATACCTTGGGACAACTACGGTTGATTTGCCGGACATTGCTATGCTTGCTGATGATGTCACAGGTGCAGGAATTAACGGTACTGTGAACGTGGCTACGCTTGGACAAACTGACTCCATGCAGGTGACATATAACTTTGCAACTTGGGAAGAAGGTTATTTTGACCTATTTGCTCAGGAGACACACACGGTTGACCTGCGTGCAGGTATTCAGAGCCAAAACCGGGTTACGGGTAGCATTGACGTTATCCCGATCAAAATAACTATCAAAGGCTCTCCAAAAACACTATCTATGGGTAGCTTGGAGACAGCTGCAGGTTCGGATAATTCGGTGGAACATGAAGTCACTTATATCAAGATCACAATTAATGGTGTCGTGAAGATTGAAATAGACAAGTTTAATGATGTTTTTGTTGTGAATGAAGTGGATTTCGGCGCTAAAATCCGGGCTGCGCTCGGCAAATAATGGAGGATGAGAATATGACTAATAAGAAGACTACAACCCCAGTAGAAGCAGAAAATGAGGGTAAACACGTCCTTAAATTCTCAAAGCCTTTTAAGTTTGAGGACCAAGAACCAATTACTGAATTAATCTTTGATTGGGATAAGGTGAACGGACGTAAACTCATTGCCCTGAGCGAACGCTTGGCATTGAATGATATGGATTCACCAATTAAAGCTGTGAACATGAAGTTTCAGGCCGCTGTGTGTGCCGAAGCTGCAGGTGTTCCGTTTCAACTAATTGAGGAATTACCGGGCGGCGTATTTGGGCGTGCGACTGCAATGGCACAAAGTTTTTTGCTCGGTTTGGAATAAACGGTAATGCTGGTGTGGAAATAAGGCAAATCATCATGACCCTATCCATTGAAACAAGGAATTCTCTAGATTTTTGGTTAGATCAGAGTCTTTATGAGTTGTATCGATGGCATGAGGCATTTGAAGCTTACGTTAATTTAAAAAATGAGGCTTTAGAAAAGCAAATGGAAGAAGCAGAAAAGAAACGTAAAAACAAAGCTCCTAACGGACGTAGAGGGCGCGTAGGACGGTGAAATAATGTCCCATGAATATGATGTAGCAATGAACCTAATTGCCGAGGTCGATCAAAGATATCGTCGTGCGTTTGATCAAGCGAACAATCAGGTCGAGGAATTACAACGTCAATTACGAGAATTGCAAAATTCACGCGGCCCGGATCGGGCACGACGTGAAGTTGAAGATCTTGCAGATCAAACCAAGAAAGCAGGCGGCGCGTTCGGGAAACTGAGCAGCGCCGCTTCTTCTTTTGGGCGTACTTTTCGCAAAGTAGCCGAGGTATCCGGTGCTATGGCAATACTGGATTCTGTAACAGGCACTATCAACAATATTGGTAGTGCTATTGGTGATCAGCAGGAAGCATTTAACCAGTATGCGGCATCCACTGGTACAAGCTTAAAAGATATGCAGGCCATCAAAAAAGAAGCCAGGGGTTTATATAATCAGAATCTTGGTGAGGATTGGAACGATTTAGGTGATGCCTTAGCATCTACACGGCAAATACTTCACCTGACGGGTGGTGATTTGGAGAATGCAACCAAAAACGCACTCGTCTTTCGTGATGTGTTTAAGGACGACATTCCAGAAGTTAATAAGACGGTTGACACATTGCAAAAAAACTTCAAAGGTTTGAGCAATCAGTCCGCTTTTAATTTCTTGGCACAGGGTAAACAACTTGGTCTGGATAAGTCGGGAGAACTTTTGGATTCAGCGAACGAATATTCCGTTTATTTCTCCAAGCTTGGATTTAGCGCACAAAATATGTTCAATGTATTTAAATCTGGCTTGGATGCAGGGGCCTTCAACCTTTTTATTAGGGCTTTATGGCGGTAACGCCATATCGAAACCTCTCTAATTCATGGGAAACCCTAACGGTACGAGACGAGGGAAATCATGAGCGAAGCCTGTATAAAGCAGGAACGTGCAACGACTATCGGTGAGAAACCGAGTACACGCAAGCGCGTGGAAATGGGAGGGGACTCTTAGGAGTTCTTGATATAGTCTGATCTGCATGGAAACATGCAGCTGCCTATAGTGGCGGGTAAGGCGTAGCGAGCCTTGCTGAACAGTATGTGATAAAGTCGGAGACGCAATTAAGGAATTTGGAATCAGGTCCAAGGATGGATCAAAAACAACCATTGAGGCTTATCAGTTGCTGGGGTTAAATGCGACCCAAATGCAGAAAAAATTCGCAGCAGGCGGAACAGTGGCACAGACAGCATATCGACAAGTAGCTGCTGCAATTAATAAGGTCCAGGACCCCGTTAAAAGGAACACCGCCATGCTCAATTTGTTCGGTACACAAGCTGAGGATGTAGAGTCCGGTGTTATCCTGGCAATGACCAACGCTAGAAAACAGTTCGACGCTACCAAAAACACAATGAAAGAAATACAAGATGTTAAATATTCATCGATTAGCTACGCCTTCCGTTCTATCGGTAGGCAGCTACTTACTGAGTTTGTATACCCACTCTCTGACCTTGCATTGCCCGCCCTTGCTAGTTTGGGCAAAGGCTTAGAAACAGCCATACCCAAAATAAAGAAGTATTTCAAGCAGGGCATGCAAGCAATGCAACCTTTTATTAAAGCCTTGCAAAAAGTCGGAGATTTATTCACCAACTCTATGTCGGGTACGGGGGACATGTCTGCTGCAACTGGTATAAGTAAATTCTTAATCAGCTTGGGAGTCGGGGAAGACAAGGCATATAAGTTTTCGGGAGCCTTGTCTGACGTATTTGATAAATTAGCCGCTGTAAAAAACATCGTCAAAGGCGCTGGGAGTCTACTGACAAATGCCTTAATGGGTAGTGGAGATATAAGCGGCGTGCAAGATATTAATAAAGGGTTGCAGTCTATTGGGTTCAGCCCCGATCAAGCCATTAAGATGTCTAATGGTTTCGTTGATGCATTTGATAAGATCAAGGGCAAAGTTAATGATTTTGTTAATAGTATTAGACCCGCGCTGAACGACATTACAGATTATTTTAAAGAAGCTTTTACCTTCGATGGTTCTTTTGATTTTGGCTCTATGATTGATAATGTGAATGAGCTGCGAAAAAATATGGCTCCTGTAATAGATTCTATTGTTTCTGGCATTGGTCCGGCAATTCATTCCGTAACCTCTTTGCTTGCCCCACTAATGAAGATGGGTAAGCAGGCGTTTAACGCAATTATTCCACTGGTCATGAAATTGTCATCATCCTTATCCAGCAAGCTTGGCCCTGTATTTACGTCAGTATTCGGTTATTTGACTAAGACGTTGTTGCCACAAGTCAGCTCCGTACTGGCTGCATGGTTGCCTAAGATTGGGGCGTTATTTAGTAAATTAGGCGGCTTGATTATGGCGATATATGAAAGGAGCATTGCACCGACCATAAATGCCCTTGTGACTATATTTAAATGGGCATGGCCCGTTATCACCACTGCTGTAACTGGTGCTATCAATATTCTCAAGCCTGTTATAGGTGGAATTATTGATGTACTGGGCGGTGTGATTGACTTTCTGACAGGTGTATTTACTGGGAACTGGTCTTTGGCCTGGGGTGGTATCAAACAAATTGTAGTCGGAATATGGGAAGGTATCACAGGCGCAATTAAGGCTGCATTCAACAATGTGATCGGAGTAATAAATTCAGCTATTGATAAAATCAATGGTTTTAGTTTCACAATGCCAGAGGCTTTAGGGGGTAAGACTATAGGCGGCATGGATGTACCACATTTGCCCATGCTCGCTAAAGGTGGGTTTACTACAGGGCCATCTATCGCAGGGGAAGCCGGAACCGAGGCAGTCATTCCACTAAACAATAAGCAGCGCAGTATGAACCTACTGGAGAAAACAAACCGGATGATGGGGTATACCACCACAAATAACGGAGGGGACTCCATTGTGCTGCAGTTTGACATAACTATTCAAGGTAATGCCGATAAGGAAGTCGTACAGCAAGCGATAAAAGCAGCAGAGCCGAGTTTCCGGCAGCAGTACAGCAATATGAAACGGCAGAATGCGAGGGTGAGTCTGTCATGACCTATACAACAATCCAGGGCGATACCTGGGATATGATTGCCTATAAGGTGTTTGGTGATGAAACGTTGATGATCCAGATTATGAACCTTAATTTGGACTACATCGACGTTTCTGTTTTTTCTGCCGGGACAGTTCTGCAACTGCCGGACGTTTCTGTGGTTGAAGAAACCGCGTCTGATCTGCCGCCATGGAAGGTGTGACATGGACGAAACTATTGATGCGAGACGCGCACAGGTCGTAATTAATTATAACGGCAGGGACATCACCAAAGAGTTGTCCGACTATTCATTGGATTTAACTTATACCGATGCGGAGCCGGGGACGCTGGACGATCTGCAAATTAACCTTGAGGATAAGGCGCGTAAATGGTCTGGTCCTTGGTCGCCAAGTGCTGGAGACAGGATAGTTGCCTATATAAAAACAATCAATTGGAGCAAGCCCGGAGAGATTAAGCGGCTTAATTGTGGCACATTCGAGGTGGATTCGATTGACTTTGCTGGTCCACCTGATACGGTCAGCATTAAAGCAGTGTCTCTTCCAGTTACCACAAACGTACGTCAGGAGAAGAAAACGAAGGCTTGGGAGTCTGTGACTCTCAAGTCTATTGCTGCGGAGATTGCCAAGCGTGCGGGTTTCTCTTTGATGTATGAGGCCCATAACAATCCGAAATACGACCGCCAGGATCAGACCGATGTGTCTGATTTGTCGTTCCTCAATGATCTGTGTAAACAGGAAGGCATAGCGTTAAAGGTAACGGGCAAAAAGCTTGTCCTGTTTGATGAATACGTTTATGAGCAGAAGCCTTCAGCTCTGACAATCACACGCGGCGTGTCGGACATTATCAGCTATGGTTTTTCATTCACCACTCAAGACGTGGCATATGCAGGCTGTGAGGTCAGTTATCAGCCTGCCGCAGCCAAAAAGAAGTCGTCTAAGAAAAAAGACGATAAGGATAAAACCAAGGCTACTGCAACTACAGATGGATCTACTTCTAAGGATTCGAAAAAGAAGAAAGAGAAATCGGAGCAGCCAAAGCCGATTAAGGTGATTTATCGTCCACCAGGCGCTCCAAAAGATGGCCCAATACTAAAGGTGTCTCAGAGCGTTGGTTCACAGGCTGAGGCAATTAACGCGGCCCGTAAGAGTCTGCGCGAAAAGAATAAAGAGGCTGGTAAAGCTACTTTGTCTCTTATGGGGAATGTGGGCCTTGCTGCTGGGATGACCATCACTATAAAAGGGTTTGGCAGGTTTGACGGTAAGTACATTATCGTTTCCGCCACTCATGCAGTTGGTGGGTCGGGCTATACGACCAACTTGGAAATTAGAAAAGTTTTGGGGTGGTGACATGGCAAATGAAAATTTAAATAGAATCGGGGTTGTCTCCAGTGTAGACACCGAGACGGGAAAGGTACGGGTAATCTTCCCTGATATGGACGACATGGTTTCCCCAGAGCTACCACTTTTAACAACTGGGACTGGCTGGGGTCTTTCGAATGCGATGCCAGAGCCGGGCGACAATGTGGCGTGTATTTTTCTCGGGAATGGGAAACCAGATGGAGTTTGTCTTGGCGCACTATATGACGGTAGCTATGATATGCCTGCCGATCAGTCCCAACGTGGTATCTACTTCGAGGATGGCAGCTATGCATATTTTGATAAGAATACCGGCTCAATAGAGATTAATGCGGTTGGTGCTGTAAACATACAGGCCAAGACCGTAAGTATACAAGCGGATTCCGTGCAAATTACAGCCCAAACCGTAGAGATTAAGGCCAGCAGCGTAAATATAAATGCTCCAGCGGTCCGGTTCGGTGGTAATGTAACGGTCGTCGGATCGGTAAAGGAACTCAATGAACCGATTGAAGGTGAATAATTATGGCAGCTAAAATAGGCAGTTATGGGGACATTCCTTTTGTAGTTACACCGAAGGTTATACGTACATTCCGTGAGCTTACCCGGTCCAGTGCAAGCCGATGGGCGGATCATGAAATTATGCTCAGGAAACCAAAATCTCAGTTTCTTGGTCCCGGTTTGGATACCGTGACATTTACCATGTATTTCGCTGTTTGGCACGGCACCAACCCTCGAAAAGAAATGGAAAAGCTGGTGGAATGGGACCGCAAGGGCAAGGCTGGAGCGTTGACAATAGGCGGTAAAAAGTTGGGCGTTGGTCTGTGGGTTGTTACGGGTCTGGAGCAGGCTTGGAGTTACGTAGACAACCGAGGGAACCTGTTAGCTGGGACCATTAACATTACGCTAAAGGAGTATGTTAAATGAGCCAGTACAACCTTACGTTATCCGGTACTCGTCAGATTGATTTTGCACCAGCCAACAAAGAGGAAGAATTGCGACAGAATCTATTTACACTGTTAACGGCTTGGCGTGGATCGGTTGTTTTAAATCGGCAATTCGGATTTGATCCTGCTGCTTTGGACGAACCCACAGAGGTTTCCAAGGCACTTATTACATCGCAAATCTATGAGCTGGTCGGTGAGTATGAACCAAGGATTTTAATTCAGGAGATACAGTTTGTTAATCCGCAGGATGATCCTGACAATGGGCGGTTAATTCCGGTCATTTACTTCGACGAACAGGAGGTGAATGCAGATGACTACACTGGCTGAACTACCGGATATTGATTTTGTCCAAGCAGATGTTAAGGCAATGCAGGATTCGCTTATTACGCTGTACGAATCAATTGCAAAACGACAGCTTGCTCCAGCCGATCCGCTTCGCACTTTCATAAATGCAATAGCATACAAGATGCTACAGCAAGAAGTTAAGCTGAATCAGGTCGCCAAGGGGCAACTACTCCGTTATGCACGCGGTGCTGTCCTGGATCATTTAGGAGCCTTCGTGGAAACACCACGTTTGGGTGCCGATTATGCCATTACCCTAATCCAGTTCACGTTGTCCACTCCACTGACGAATGTCCAGATTATTCCCGCAGGAACCCGTATAGGTCCGACTGAGGGGGACGGGACCATATATTTTTCTATCAAGGAGGCCGTTTCGGTGCCGATCGGTGATGTTGTGGTCACGGCTGCAGCCGAATGTAATGTGTCTGGCACAGAAGGTAATGGATACATTGCAGGCCAGCTCACGACACTGATTGACCCACTCCCTTATGTAGCATCTGTAACCAATCTGACCGAAACATCGGGCGGAGCTGCTATAGAGGATAACGACCCATACCGTGAACGTATACACATTGCTCCAGAATCATTCAGCGTAGCCGGTCCAGATGGTGCGTATGAATATTGGGCCAAAACTGCCAGTGCATCAATTGCAGACGTACATGTGGATTCTCCGAGTCCTATGCAGGTGGTGGTTACCGTGTTGCTTGCTGGTGGGGCCATCCCCACACAAACCGTTCTTGACGAGGTGTTTGCGGCGTTGGACGACAGAAAGCGGCGACCTCTAACAGACAAAGTTACCGTTCAAGCTCCTACAGAAGTCAGTTACGATATTGATTTGACCTACTATATTCGTAGATCAAGGGCAACAGACGTAGCAAGTATTCAAAAGGCAGTAGAGGCCGCTCTATCCGAGTACAAGCTATGGCAAAAGTCGCGATTAGGCCGAGACATAAACCCATCTCAGCTAACACATATGCTTGTTGCGGCTGGAGCTTCACGGGTAGATATTAAATCGCCTATATTCCTGAATCTTGGGTCAAACCAGGTTGCCAAGGAAGGCACGGTTACAATGACTTTCGGGGGGCTGGTCGATGATTAAACTGTCTGAATTAAGCTTGTTGGACCTGCTGCCTGATAACTTACGGACTGATAAGCAAGTACAGGATGCAGCGATGGCGCTTGATGTAAAGATGGACGAGTTAACCGCAAAAATCCAGAAGGTTAATTTGTTCGGGCGAAGCGACTGGACGGACGAAGAAACGGACGAACTGGCTTGGCAGTTTCATGTAGACTATTACGACCCTACATTGCCTCTTGAGCAGCGCAGGGAGCTTGTGCGCCAGTCTATCCCCCTACATCGACGCAAGGGCACACCGAGCGCTGTAGAGGATCTAGTGACCACTATATTCGGCTATGGCAAGGTGGAGGAATGGTGGGAGTACGGAGACGATCCTGGTTACTTCCAGGTTGTTGTCTCTAATCCAAAGGCTACCGAAGAACAGGCGCAGCAGTTTATCGAGGTTGTCGAGTCTGTGAAGCGGAAAAGCGCCCACCTGCGCCGCGTTGTTGTCTTGGATTCGGCAAAGGGCACACATTACTATGGTGTAGGTACACAGCAAGTGGACTTCATCAATTTAAGGCAGGTGAATTAAATTGGCTTTCGACGGAATCCAAATTACTAATCGTGGTCGAAATCTGCTGGCAAAGGCAGAAGCTGGACAGACCAAAATAACATATACAAAATTTTCAGCGGGGGACGGGAAGTTAGCTGGGCAAATGCCGATTGCATTAAAGGCTCTTATCAATGAGAAAATATCCTTCCCAGTCAGTCGGTTGAAGATACAAAACGAAAATGTGGTTGTCCCAGGTTTTGAGTTTAGCAACCAGGGCGTTGCCTCCGGCTTTTTTTTTCGCGAAGTCGGTTTATGGGCGACCGATCCAGACCTAGGCGAGATCCTGTACGCTTATGCAAATTCCGGTGAGGGAGCCGAGTACATTGATGCTCAAAACACTTCCGCCGTTCTGAAAAAACTCTTTAACTTCGAACTGACTGTAAGCAATACAGCCCAGGTGACGGTGGTTGTTGACGACACAATTATTTATGCTACTCCGCAAGATGTAGCGGATGTCCTAAAGAAATCTAAGGAGTACACGGACGAGCAGATTTTAAATGTAAAAGTCCCCGATGCCAGCACTACTCAAAAGGGTATTGTTCAGTTGTCCAACGATCGGACAAGTACTTCTATCACCACTGTTCCAACGTCACAAGCTTTGAGCACCGCTTATAATGACTTATTTACAGGTAGCTACAGGTCCCGAGGAAATGTACCTGCCAATTGGAATTCGGCAAAACTAGAAGGTAGTTATACCGTTAGTTTAGGAGATTGGACAGGATACTTAAACTATCCTGCTAACTCATACAGTTATGGCAAGCTTTTGGTATTAGGTGGTGCCGGGGCAATTGTACAAATGTACTTCACACACGATAATCCGGGCAGAATTTATGAACGGATATGTTTCAATGATACTGATTGGAGACCTTGGACAGAATTACTACTTACTAATGGCGGTGATTTACAAAGAATATTGTCGGTGCGTCTTGGAGACTTAGGTAAAGTAGCTGGAAACACTCAGGACCTTGCCGCATTTAAAAGTGGTACATCAAATCTTACGGGTTTGTTCATTCGACAAGTTCGAGTGTCTAATGGATCGGATTGGACATCGACAGCAACGGATTTGGTGCGAAGAACAGATGCAACTGACCAAGCTGTTTTAAGGTTTCAAGGCGATGATATTTTATTCAAGAATGCCGATTCTTCTTGGACCTCCTTGCGCGATTTAAAGCAATCTGTCGTTAACGGTAAGGGTGTCGTTGCTGGCGCCATTAACGGCAAAGGTGGCAATGTAACAGCCAGCAACACTTTTCCAGAATTAGCGGCAGCAATAACGAACCTACCCGTAAAGCGCTTTGCGTCTGGTACGTTTAATGGTCAAAATGCGCAGGCATCTAGTTGGGGAATGTCCATATCCATGCCTGTTTCTGTTGGTGGTCTTTCTTTCACTCCTTCGAGTGTATTTATAAGAGTCCGGTTAACTGAATCGGACGGCTTCCGGCAGGTCGAAGGTTTCGCACGTACCAGCACCTCCAGTGATGACACTATTTACGGATGGAGGGGGAATAAAGTATGGGTTTCTACTTTACGTCAACAAGCCGGAGGGTTTAACGCGACCGTCGAAGGTAGCAAAATAGACGCGTACGCTGGCGGTTCTCCAATCGCCAAAATATCCGCCTACGAATGGTGGGCGTACGAATAAGGGAGGGTGTTTAAATTGAAAATAGGGCCAAAGGTATATTGGAGAAAAACAACTGGCGAGATTATTTATATTACTTCACAAATAGAATCCCCTTGGGCAGTTGAGACAACCAAAGAGGAAGACGTGAATTTTTATCCGCAACTAAAGGGTTATGACCAGGATCAGTTGGAAGTGTTGAAGCTGGAGTTTGATAAATATACCCAAGACTTTCAGAAAGCTACAGGCTATTGGATCAATCCAGAAACTGGATTGATAGAGTTCGCTTATCCGTCTGGTGGAGGCGGAACAGATCCTGTCTATCAAACCCCTCTGACTGATCAAGTAAGCGAACTCAAGACGCGCCAGGACAGCACAGAGGCCGCTATGCTTGCTCTTATGGATGTTACAACTAAATCATAAGATTAACGGAGGGAGGTGAAGCCTTGTGTATGGTTTCCTGCTGAACATGTGGACTATGAAAAAGGTCGATGAACAACGCCTAATTTCATACACTCCAAAATTTATTAGTGAGGAAGAACAAAAAGCGATATTAGCAACACCGCAAAATGTTTAACCAGCGTATCCAATGGGATGCGCTATTTTTATTCCCTCGGAGTGGTTGGGGGCTTATTTTAGGTCAGGAAAAGTTTCCTGAATAGAGAGACGGGGGAAGCAAGTGGACAAGTGGGAGATTTTTAAGTTTAGCACCGCTTTAGGAAGTAGTGCGGTGACGTATCTTTATGGTGGGTGGTCGGGAGTATTGGGGGTGTTGCTTGCTCTGGTCATCATTGATTATGTGACCGGATTATTTGCTGCTGGCGCAGAAGGTAAGAAGGGAACTGGACCCGGTTTAAAAAGTAAGATCGGTCTTATCGGTATCGCTCGAAAGGTATTTATTTTTGCAATGGTTGCTGTATCCCATCTCATTGATGGTGTCTTAGGCGATTCGCACCTATTCCGGGATGCAGTCGCCTATTTTTATATGGCAAATGAACTGCTGTCGATAGTTGAGAATGGTGGCAGGCTTGGCGCGCCGGTCCCGTCGATCATTCGGCAGGCTGTTGAGGTGCTAAAGAGCAAAGGCGGTAACCAGGGAGGAGATAGTAAGAATGATGACACTGGAGCAGATAAAGAAAAAATCTGATAAGCGCTTGAGCGGGCTTCATCCGGTTTTTAAGATGACTCTTGAAAAACTGATAGACCGCTGTTACGCCCGTGGAGTCTGGGTGTTAATTACGCAAGGATTACGAACATATGCGGAGCAGGATGCTTTATATGCTCAAGGCCGTACTAAGCCAGGGCAGGTGGTCACCAAAGCACGGGGCGGATATAGCAATCATAATTTTGGTTTTGCGGCCGATTTCGCGCTGCTGTTGCGTGACGGTCGTACGGTGTCCTGGGACACCTTAAAGGACGATGATAAGGATTCGCTTCCTGACTGGAGCGAAGTCGTTGAAGAAGCTAAAAAGCTTGGCCTTGAATGGGGCGGCGATTGGCGCAGCTTTAAAGATATGCCTCACCTGCAGATGGTCTTTGGAATTACGACGGCTCAATTTCGGGCAGGCAAGCGCCCGACTCAGGTCCAGCTTGATGCAGCTTTAATGAGGATTAATAAAACGGAGGATGAGGAAATGACAGCAGAAGAAAAGGCAGCGTTTAAGGAGCTGCAAACAATCGTACAAAAGCAGGCTGACCGTATCAAAACGCTGGAGACAGCAGCTAAACAGCCTAAAGTACCAGCGTGGGCAGAACAAGCCTGTATCAACGCCAAGGCCGCAGGTGCCCTGGATACCGCTAATGATGGATCTTATGACTTTTACCGCATGGTCACGCTACTTGATCGAACAGGTATTTTCAACGGGAAAGGGGATAAATAATTATGATTGAACATTACATTACAACCATTGCGCTGTCCGTTATCGGTTTGGTTACTATCGGAGCTTTGACACTTGGCACAGCAGTATATCGCAAGCTTAAGCCTGTATATGAGGCTCGTTTTAGTATTGAGCAGCGCAACCGGATCGGGCAACTGGCAGGGGATGCATACGCTTGGGCAGAGCGTAATTATGCTGGAGTTGGCGCAGAAAAGTTTCATGAGGCCGTTAAGTATCTGACCGTCAAGCTGGGTCAAGTCGGTATCTCTATTAAACCGGAAGAAGTGGAGGCTGCCGTACAAAAAGCCTGGGAAAAATTAAAGGTAGACGATAGTTCAATCAAGACACGCGGCAGTACTGTGTAATAAAAAAGCTGCCTTTAAATAGGCAGCGAAAACTTTAATTCGTAAGTAGGAGCTAATTTTTTTACCTTCCGTCATCTATTCCTCCTAAACAACTTCTAACAACTGCCGGGTTTTCCCCACTGTCATGTATAGTATTCTCATTATGAGACTCGGCTTCTTGATTTGCATTTTTCTCTGCAGTTCCTGTCTCAATATTAATAAAACAATTTCCTTCCCAATTACATTCTGGGCAATATGCCTGTAAGCCAGGATCACGACGGTGAAAAGTAGACTCTTTTGCTTGGTCAATATTTGGATTCAATTTTATCCCTCCATGAAAATGCATTTTTTTCATATTTACATTTACCAAAAACCAATTAAGCTATACTGTTACTTTTTCCTATTTACCTCAATTTTAATATGTCATCTTATTACATTGATAAATAACCGATTTACATCCATATTAGCAGAATGATATTAGTCTAATTTATTATCTATGAGATCTGAATGTACTTTTGGTTAACTTATTTTTTTATGTATTAAATTTTGAAGAATGACTTAAAATACATCTATCTTATTGAAAGAGGTGTTTAGAGATGCCCATTACAAATACGCAAAGACAAGCTCCTGGGGGATCTATATATGGTCCAAGAAACGATCGGAATTTGTATATTAAATCAAATTCTGTAAAGGAAATTGAAGTTCCCAAGAAATACAAAGCGGTTTTCGAACCACAAATTGATCCATCTGCGGCATATGCTCAAGCATTTTGTGTATACTCAGTAAATGTTGGAGATGAGACTTACACAAAAATCATTGATGGAACGAACGAAAAGGTAGAAACGCCTATTAATGACTCGGACAGTCCAATGATATACTATTTTACAGGATGGTATAAAAATGGATCAGATCCTTGGAATCAAAGTAAGATGCTTTATAATAATCAACAGGGTGTTGTCACGGTAAAGTTTGATGATGGTTATGATGATCGGGATTACAACGATTTAATTGTTACAATTTCTTTAATAAAAGAATGACAAAAAAAGGCTCATACCGGTTGTGTATCGATATGAGCCTTTTTTGTAGTTAAAGGAATTAACATACCGTTCACCGAATAGCTATTTGAGGTGATCAGCATGAACCATACATATAAAGTGTTAGGGTCGGACATAGAATTATTTGCAGCTGCATTAAGCCAGTAAGAGTATACGTAGTACAGCTGTTGGGAGAGAATTTAATAGATATAGTGGACTACGGTGGAGCAGTGGAGAAGATTACACCGGAAGCCATCAAGATTAACGGATCTTATTTCTTTCGTAAGCAGTTTGAATTTAGAGTAGATATGAAGAATTAGGTGTAGCGGGATGGTTATCTGATAATATTGCTAGAGCTATATTTCTTTAATAACTGTGATTAACAACGTTTAATGACGGAGGAAGAATGAAAAGAAAGTGGTATTTAAGACCAATGGTCGTAATTTTAATGATCCTCATAACTCCACCGATAGGATATTTGAATGTATTTTTCAATAGGAAGAAATTCGAACCATCTGAACGCTTAGGATATTTAGCAATAGCCACAGTATTCGCTGCCCTATGGTTAACAAAATTTCTACCGAATCCATGGCGAATTTCCGCTATAATAGTTGTTGCACTTATTGGGATGTTCATGTTCAGAAAAAATAAATAGTCGAGTAAACAAAAAGCTCTGCTAACCTTAATTGGTCGGCAGAGCTTTTTTGTTATTTGAAATAGTTACGGACAGTCAGCAGTAGCGAGACAATACTTATTACCCAGCCAGATATAGATATGGTCCATAAGATTACATCATACATAGAGTTGCCTCCTGTTATAGAGGGGCCGAAGCCCCGTGTTATTCAACGACTCGTACCCGATAACCAATCCCGTTTCCGTCTGAATCGACATATTCGACTTTTGCCGTATGCCCATCATCCGGGCTTCCATCGTCTGAAAAAGGCTCCGTTAACCAATTAGCTTTACCAAACTTTTGTAATGCCTCTTCAAAATCATCAGCGAATACCGTTCCAGCGAAGCGACCGTCCTCCAGGTACGTAAACCTATATCTGTTCATATCCCGTATTTCCTCCTGCGTAAGGCCGCCACCAGATTGTATATATAAATCCGATATGTTAAGATTGGGTTTAGAAGGCGCTGTGTAAGCCGCCCTCTACTAAGGAATCCTTAACGTTTGCGCCGCACGCGTCGTTTGGTTCCTTTTTTGTTTTTCTTGCTCTCTTTAAACACTTTGACCAAACCGATAATTGCAGTTATCAGGTTTGTGAGTGCTGTGGAGAGCAAGACCCAATCTATTGCTCTCAAATCTCCTTCACCCCTTTCGGAAGTTAATGTTTCACTTCTTGAATATAATATACCATATCCTACACACTATTGCAACCATTTTCGGAATATTGTATTCTGTTTATAGAAAATAATATTCCACTATCGGAATAAGAGGGAGTTGGTGTGTATATGCCGTTTTCATATAAACCGCTGTTCAAGTTGCTGCTTGATAAAGACATGAAGAAAGAGGACTTGAGGCAAGCCCTGAACCTTGGAAGGAACACTATTGCCAAGATGGGAAAAGGGGAGTATGTGTCACTAGAGGTAATTGACAAGATATGTACTTACATGGGGTGTACACCCAATGATGTGATTGAACACGTAAAGGAGCAGGAGGGGTAATATCCTCGCTGCTCCTTTTTTTGTGTCTTGAATAACGAACGCTTGTTTGCATATAATGTATTTGGAAAGGCGGTGGGCGGAAATGCTACCAGATATCGAGCGTAAGTTACTGCGGATACTCTACAACTATTCTGCTGGGCGAAGACGGTTGCCCACCATGAAGGAACTGGAGATAAAGACAGGAAGGCGTACAGAGGACATTAAAGCGGGTTTACTGGCACTGGAGAAGGATAACTATATTGTATGGGAAGATAAGACAGACACACGGCATATCGTCATTATTGAAGGATGGGACAGGGACCCGAAGATTGCCACACCACCAACACCGCCTGGAGCTGCAAATAGGTATTTTACAGAATATTAAAACCCCGGATTGCTCCGGGGCCTTTTTTTTATTTACCAGTATTTATTAATGCTGTCTCTCCAGCTTCAAAACCTATTCCGCTAGCAGCTTCAAGTTTAAATCCTTTGCTATCCTTTGGTACTTCGAATGCGATGTTTGCCTTCTTTGTTAAACCAGGGTTGATCTTAGCGAAAAACAACATGTTTTCTGGTTTGTTCACGTACATGTCGGCATCGCTCATTGGTTCATATTCTGTGCCATCTGTGCCGATCAGTTTGAACATGCTTGAGTCCAAGGTGCGGGCTTCTTTATCTCCGTTTTTAATTGCCAAATTAATGACGATGAATTTTTCTTCGGTTGTTTTCTGAAGGTACTCGTTGTCACCGATCTTTGTTTTAGCGCTCACTTTAGTTGCTGTTACAGTAAGACTGCCCACCTTTACAGCTTCGTCTACTTTAGTCTCCTTAGGAGCGTTGTCCTTTTCAGTAGTAGCAGCTTTTGTGTCGGCTTGTGTAGCAGATCCTGTAGCTTTCCCGCTATCTGTAGTGGTGGTGGCTTTAGCTCCACATCCGGCAGCTATAATTCCAAATGCGAGTACAGCAGTAGTAAGTAATGCCAGTTTTTTATTAAACAATTCTTATTTCCCCCTATTTGATAGATGTATGAAAATAGTATATATGAACTAGGAATATTTTGCTAGAGAATAGAGGAAGAATAATAATAATCAGGAAAACTATTGTAGAATATACGGTATTGCCGTATATTGATTAGGTAGTATTTTACATACATGAGGAGGGAAGACATGACCTTGAATCAGTACCGAAAGATAGCCGATAAAGTAGGAGGAGAGGTCGGAGAGACTATACACGAGCTAGTTAAGGAGTTAGAAGAGGCACGGGAAGTAATACGAGGCAATAAGATTCCTCCATTGTTAGGTAGCAAGGAAGTAGCGGAATATTTGGAGGTAGACCCCAAGAACATGCATCACACCCGTAAAACACGGTTTTTCCCCGAGCCGGATTTATTGGTCGGAACACGACCGTTTTGGTTCAAAACTACTATACAGATGTACCAGGATAAGCTGGCGGATTGGCGCGAAAGTAACGCTAAATAAATGCTGGATAACTGGTGAAAAAGGGGATGCGCGTATGTGGGAGCCGATTAGGTTCTTACTGTTTTCGACAGCGGAGGCAATGGCGGCATTTTTTCTAATGACCGCTATGTTCCGCTTGAAAGGGATTGATTATGCATGGCAGGCTTTGTTTATAAGCCTTATTATGAATCTTCAAAGCTATATGATCCGGGAGGAAACAAGCCTGTCATATATAGCGCCAATCGTGAATATTCTTCTGTTTACATTTTTGCTCACGACAGTTGTCAAAGTACCAATTTTATGGTCAGCAATAATCTCTATAGCAGGGGTATTCTTGTACGGAGCTGTACAGGCCGTATTACTTGTTACTGCTTTTAAAGGTTTAGACTCTACCCATCTACAGAACTCATCACAGGGGACATTGCTGCAGGCATTAACGAGTGCGTTGGTGTTCTTATTATCTTGGTTTTTGTACAGGTTCCGTATAGGGTTCACCTTTGACTTTGAAAAACTGCGTATGAAATGGGAACACACCATAGTGGCAATCCTGATTGTTATGTCTCTTGCTGCTGCGGCATTTGTCATGTATGCGGCTGACCTTGTGCTTATTACTATATACTTCGTATTAGCTGCGGGCATGTTCCTTTATTATGCTCTCAAAAAAGAAAGAGAAGAGGGGTGAACGAGCTGATTGAGGCTTTATCTTTACGGATGGCACAACATATAAAAAGTGTTGTGCCCGATCATCCAGCCTCTGTTGCTGTTCTCAAGCATGCACTGGCTATAACATTGAATCTGGTGTTTATCACTGGACTGACCTTAGTGATAGCTGCTTTTACAGGCCATATAAAAGAAGTATTAATTATAATGGCAGCATTCGCATTTTTAAGACAAATGACAGGAGGACTACACCTTAAAAGTGGCATGGGCTGCGTAGCTGTTTCTACGATATTGTTTACTGGGTTATCGTTCGTAAAACTTGACTACAGCTGGACAATAGGTTCAACTTTGGTTAGCATGCTGTTGATTCTCATCTTTGCTCCATCAGGAATAGAAAAACAAACGCGTATACCACCACGCTATTTCCCATTGCTGCGGTCCGGCGCTTTTATTGTAGTTAGCTTTAATTTATGGATTGCTAATCCGTTTATAGCTATAAGTGTTTTGGCACAATGCCTGTTTTTAATCAACATAAGGAGGTGGAAACTATCATGATGAAAAACATCTATAGCACAATTGCGTCGAGCCTTTTTGCAATCGCGGTAATGTCAGTCAGTGTCGCAAGTTTGGTGTTTGTCCACAACCCGGAACCTCCGGAAGAATTGTTGAAATAAAGCTGGAGATGAGTTTATGATTTCTGTAACAAAAGAATTAGATGCTGATCTGATCGTTATAGATGTTACTGATATTCTTTTTGGAGAGTATGATGGGTCTATTGAGAGGATCAAAATTCATACGCATACACGAACATTTTATACAACAGGTTCGCTAATTTATTGGACAACTGTTTTAAATAATAGCGGATATAATTTTCTGAAAGCTGACCGCTATCACATGATTAATGTGGACAACATTGTTAAATTGAATTCAAAATTGAGGTATGTTTATTTTGATGAACAACCAACAGAGGAATCAGTCGTGTGTAAAATGGCTTATCATAAGTTCACAAAAGTAAGCCAAGAGTTGCTAAAACTTAATTCGAGGATTGTATTAATATGAGGGTTGCTGAAAAGCAGCTCTTTTTTTCGTCTAGCAGGCATTGTAACATAGGTCTTTTGTAATATGTTGTCGAAACATGTAGACGGTGAGTACAAAATTCGCAGAATGAGTTTTTATTTACAATGCCCTAATTATGGGATTAAATAATAAGAAATGGAACACATTTTCCTATTGACACAGTGTAGGTTAACGGCTTTGTAAACATAGCGCCAAGGTGGAGCGGTCAATAACCACTCCGGCCTGTGCGTTAATGAGGCCATTCGTATAGATCGGCTTCCTGGCATCCCAATACAATGCATATCCCTCGCATGATGACCGGATTCATCTTTCTATGGTCGTTCTCATACTGGGAGATCATTACCGTGGATACATCAAGACCGAGCCTAGCAAGCCTATCAGACAGTTGAGCCTGTGTAATACTTGCCTCTTTTCTCCTATAACGCAACAGGCACTTCCCAAAGGTAAGCGCCATGTCGTTCCTCCATATTAAATTCTGTTGCTTAAGAACGCTTGTTCGCATATAATGAAACTACGATTACACGGGGGTAATACATAATGACCAAAACCGATAGTATCGACGCAGCCCACTTTTTGCAAATAATTGCAAAAGATACTGAGGCGAATATACAATTAATTGCCAATTTTTTTAACGATCTTGCTGCAGAAGCAGACGAGCCATAGACTGTAATTTTTCTTTTTCCGCGCGAGTAAGTTCCCGCCCATTTATAGTGAAATCAGCTTCCAAGAATGAGTCATCTTCCAACTCAATAGCCTTTACCAGAGCCCTTTCAGCCTCCTTTAAAACGCTGTTAGGGTTATTTGTATGCCCCAAAACCCAATCCGTTGTCACCCCATAAAGATCACACAGTACCTTTAAAGTGTCATAATCCGGCTGATTCTTTCCTGTTTCATAACCACTCAATGTTTTGTTGTTTATGCCAGTAGACCGCATGACTTGAAGTTGTGTCATGTTGTTGGCTTTGAAACGAGCCTCTTTCAATCTTTTAGCGTAAATTGGCAACATTTTTTCGTTCACCTCTTAATTAGGATAGTAGCATAATATCCGAGTTACAGAGAAATTATTCTCTAAAACAAATACTTTTTTTGTTTTTAGCGTTGACATCTCTGAAACGAAGAATTATAGTAAGGGTACGAAATCTCTGAAACAGAGAATATTCGCTAAGACAGAGAACAAGGAGGTGCAATATGCCCAGAACCGAAATGGTCATTCCTATCTACCGTCGTGTTCGTAATTACATTCTTACCCAAGATTATGTATTCAAGGATGTGGCTGAAAAAGCCGGTATTCATCCAAAGCGTTTCTACAAGCTGCTATCCGGGACCTACGCATTAAACGCTGAGGAACTGGAAGCGATATGTAAGAAGGGGCTGGGTATTAATCCATCGGTTTTTTTTGAAGAATAATTCTCTAAAACAGAGAATTGACCACGAATTGAATTATACGGTAAAACCGTACAAAACGCAATACTCAATAGGGATTTATTTCCGGCTAGGAGGAACCATGAAAAGAAACGTTGCTGCATTAAACGATTATCAAGCGGCGGTTGTCACGGATCGAGGCGATGTATCCCTTACATTGTTTCAAGAAGAAATAACTGATCTGGAAGGGGTGTCAGGTGTCCAGCCTGCAAAATCATTCAGAGTTGATGGGGTTGAATCGCTAATAGAATTGCGTGATTTGCTAATTGCTGCAGACCTTGGTTGAAAGGGAGCGACATCATGAACATACGAACTGAAATCTGGCTTGGACACACCATTCGCTTTGTCGAGAAGGTGCCGGGTGAATGGTGGGCAGTAGCGAAGGATGTTTCGATGGCACTCGGCTATTCAATTGCGCCTCACATGGTCAGACTTATTGACCCTGATGAAAAAGATACTATCCGTTTAGTGGATAGAAATACTCTTCGAGGTAATCCGAACGTTGCGGTTATTTCTGAGACTGGTATTTACGAAGCTATTTTCAATAGCAAGCGTCCAGAAGCGAGGGAATTCAAGAAATGGGTTAAGGGCTTGCTCAAGCAGCTTCGCCAATCCACCGGACTCGAAGGCTTTCAAATCTTCCGCATGCTGGACAAGGACCATCAGAAGGAGGCCATGCAGAAACTGCGCTCCAGCTTAAAGCACCCTGTGCGCGTGGACTTCATCAAAGCCAACACGATTGCAAACAAGGCCGTTTCATCCTTGTACGGTCATCCCAAGATGATCAAGAAAGACCAGATGACACCGGACATGCTGGTTACCCGTCAAGAGATTCTTGAGGATACGGTTGATCTAATGGGCACCAAAGAACGGTTTGGGCTGGACATAGCGGTATCTCAAACGATCTACGACAAGCACATACATTAACCGAAAGGGGCATGCACACACATGCGCAATAACGAGGAAAGGTTGCGGGAACTATGCGAATTCTTTGGCCTGATGGAACGCCGGATGTTGGCGAACGGGCGCCTGCTAATAGCACTGCACGCTCGGGGCCAGTATCGCAAATACCATCGGCAGTTGGTTGGGCGGTGGGCATCATGAGGAACCAGGAGTCAGGTGAGGCCGCTTGCTGTGCGGTATGCGGAAACGTTATGCATAAGCAGTTTATACGCCGCTGGAACGAGCAGGACGCTTGTCTGGTCTGCATCGGTGAAATGACTCAGGATTACCCGGAGGGAGGTGAACACATTGGGAGAAAAGCCACGAACTGACCTTATCGGTCAAACAGGCAGTTACACCCGTACATTTACCATCATTGATGCTACAGAAGGGAAATACGGGGTAGACATTCGCGTTACAGATAACATGGGCAACACCTTCTGGACCACGTTGGACGATGATATCTCATTGGATTGAGGGGGAAGGTATGGGGACTTACGAACAGCAATTATTCCTTCAATTCTATAACTCTCTTGCCCCGGAAGTGCAGCGGGACATTAAGCATTATCTGTTCGTGTATGACATGTACTTGGACGCGAAGGACCCGAAAGCTCGGGAAACGCTACTGGGTGAAATGAACATGCTGGAGCGCAAATACAATTTGGAGGTAACACATGGCGGTAATAAAAATAATCAGCCTGCGGGCGCATAACTTTAAGGCGCACCGTGACCTGTCCGTTAACTTTGGCGAGGTAACACAGATCACGGGCGACAATGCACAAGGCAAGTCCAGCATTTTGGAAATACCTTCGTGGACATTGTACGGCACAGACACGATGGGAAGCAAGCTTGATCCTACACCTACCAATTATTCTTTCGATCATGTGCTGTCTGAAACCCTGCTAGACATTGACGGTAAGCAGGTCCTGTTAGGCCGTGGAATCGAGAAGGGCAAGGCTACTTACTACGTCAACGAGGTTCCTAGTAAATACGGCGACTTCGACGAGATTGTAAAGTCCCTATTTGATAAAGATTTGTTCTTGTCTCTGTATAACCCGTCCTATTTTTTCACTCTTCATAAGGATAATCAACGGGATCTGCTGCTGCGGTATGTGAGCCCAATTTCCAACAAGGAAGTATTTACAGAAATGAGCCGGACAAGCCTGGACGAAAAGGCTAAGGACATCAAACTCAACCCGCAAGCCGCAAAGCTATCTGAATTGGTCAAGAAACACACTTTGCCACAGATTGAAGAGATTAACCGAAAGAACAAGAACGACAAGGACACGGCCTATAAGCGGGCTCAAGGACGTACAGAGGCGCTTGTCGATCAGCTCCAGAAGCTTCCCCCAGCACCAGAGGATATCGAGGCGATTAAAGCCGAGGATGCTGCGCTGCTTGAGCAAATAAAGGCGCTGGAAGCTCAAACGGATCTTGCTGGAGAAACAAACCGAAAGCGCACCGTTCTGGAAAGTAACATACAGTCCCTACAACGGCAGATTGAGCAGGCCAAGGACAATTATATGAAGGTGTATAACGAGCCTATTGATGATACCTGCCCAGCCTGTAAACGTCTGCTTGATACAGAGTCTGTAGAGGCAGTTACGAAGGATAAGGAGCGCAGGAAGGGCGAGCTAAGGGTAGCGCATCAAAAGCTTGTAGACGAGCGCAAGGAACTTGAGGCAAAGCTTGCAACAATTGAGCCTGTAGATGTTTCAGAGCAGCTTTCAAGAATTCGAGAACTGGAACAGCAGCGGGACCGTACGGCGGACATTATCGCAGCTCATAAATCACGTCAGGGCATGCAGGCCGACATCGACAAAGCCCGTACTGACGAGGCCGAGACACTTGCCAGCCGTAACGATTCTATCTTTGTTCTGGACGCGATCAAGGCGTTTGAGGCGAAGGAAGCCGAGTTGCAGGCCGCCAAGGTTCAAAGCCTGTTCACAACTCTATCAATCTCTTTATTTAAAGAACAAAAGAATGGGGAGCGGAAGCCTGACTTTGTGATTGAGATGGACGGAAAGGCGTATCCGCTATTGTCACTGTCAGAGTCCGTCAGAGCTGGTCTGGAGCTTCGGGAAGTCCTCAGCGAACAGAGTGGTGTCATTGCTCCGGTAGCCGTGGATAACAGCGAAAGCGTGTTTAAAATCAAGCAACCTTCTGGTCAACTCATTCTGGTAAAGGCCGTCGAGGATGCACCATTGACAATCGAATCGGGGGAAGCAGCATGAAGCCACATGAACAACTGGAATATGAGATGGCAAGGGAAAACATACTCAAGGCTCTTCCGGCCATGTTGGGGATGTATGGGGCAGTAGCCAAGGCATCTAAAGCGTACTTTGACGAATTGGTTGCCGCTGGGTTCAGCGAAGCTCAAGCAATGCACATTGTTTCCACACAGGGCATTACAGCTCGCCTAGGAGGTGGGCAGTCTTGAAGAACGGAAAGAAGCCAACCCGCCGTCAGAAGCAAGCAATTGTACGAGCAGGCTATGACCCTGCTGATTGGCTTGTATGCAAGAACGGTCCTTTTATCCTTGAAATCATCAATAGAAAAGATGGCGAAACCAGCATTATCAGCACCGGAGAAGAACGCACTAATTAAATCATAGGAGGCAACAACAACATGGCAAATACAAACAATCAGCTCCAAGCAATTCAAGAGGAAGTCGTAGTCGGAAATTATACGCAGAAACATCTGGATACATTGAAATCTACCATCGCTAAAGGAACCAGCAATGAGCAGTTTGCGCTTTTTGTTCAGACCTGCGTCCGTACTGGACTTGACCCTTTCCTAAATCAAATCTTCTGCATCGTGTACAACGGCAAAGACGGTCCTGTTATGAGTATGCAGATTGCAGTGGAGGGCATTGTAGCTCTTGCCAAGAAACACCCGCAATACAAGGGCTTTATCGCTTCTGAAATCAGAGCTAACGACCACTTCACTGCAAAGATACATTCAGGTGAGGTTGAACATGAACCGGATGTAATGAACCCGGGGGAGACGGTGGGGGCTTACTGCATCGCATATCGTGACGACGCTCCTAACATCCTTGTTATCGTGCGAAGGGATCAGGTGGAACACCTCATAAAAGGCCGAAACAGTCAGATGTGGAAAGACTATTTTGACGACATGATCGTTAAGCACGCCATTAAGAGAGCATTCAAACGCCAGTACGGAATTGAAGTTTCGGAAGATGAGCCAACGAGTGCAAATCCTTCTATCGAGAATGTGTCTCCTTATGAGCGTCGTGATATCACTGCTGAAACGGACGCAGCAGCAGCGGCAGCCAAACAAGGGAACAAACCACTACCTGACGGAAGTCCCGAACAAGCACCAACACCTGTTGAACAAGCCTTAACAGACATGAAATTTAAATTTAAACAGCTTGGCATTACTGAGAGGGACGACCAATATGCCTATATCCAAAAGCATGCGAAGCCGAAGGCTGACGCTCCCACACTGGCAGAGCTCAAAGGGCTCCTGAAAATTATGGACATGCACCTTGCGGAGAAGGCCGCCCAGGAGCAGGCGAATGACGAGCTTCCACTTTGATAACCAAGTTGAAATATACGTCCGCTGTGAAGACTGTCACGTTTGCGGAAATGAGATAAATCCTGGCCGGGAAGAGTACATTCGCGATTTGCGAGTGTGCCCCCGGTGCTATGGGGAGCTGAGGGGGGTTGGCAGAGTTGCCCGAGGACATGGAGCAAATGGACCTGTTCGACTTCCCTGCTGAACCTTCCCAGCCTGCAGGCCCAGTCCTGAACGGTATGTACTACGAGCGCAGCACGGATATGTTTGTCTCTTTCGTGCTGGGCCGCAGACACTACGAGGAACCAGCAAAGGGATGTCCACACCTTAAAGAGTGGCAAGAACGGATTAAGAGGGAGAGGGCTATATGAACATTTCAGTAATAAGGTTTGAATATTTCAATGAATGCCAAAACGTGTACATTGACGCGGTTGGCGATGATTTAATCCCTAAATTTGAAAACACAATCCCCGTTGAAGAGGGCGGAACCATTCACTGGGGAGTGAACGAACACGGCATCGTTAACTTCGGTCTTTGGAGAGATGACCCTAAAAAAAGACCGGAGCATGGTGGTATGTGGTCAAGTAGGGCAGGAGTTGTAGGCCCACTGATTGACCGCAAGATGGTTGACGTTGGAATCAACGGCTTTGCCGCTCACATCACGGTTGAATCCCTAGAAAAAATCCTTCCTGATGAATATGAAATTAGGGAACGGGATTCGTACGGGGAAACCGTGTATGAAGTACAAAGGAAAGACGGGAATAACGTTCCTTCCTCAAGGACAACGACATTGAATGCTGGATATTGGTATGGAGGTCTGCCGGATGAAAGTTGATATCCTGGCATCCGGCAGCAAAGGCAATTGCATCGCGCTCACATCGGGAGATCAAACCATCCTTATAGATGCTGGTATACCTAAGACCAAAATCGAAAAGCGGCTGCTTGAGGTGGGTATTAGACCGGATGAAGTTAGATCGATATTTGTCACTCACGGTCACGGGGATCACATCGCTGGCCTGCCCTTCGCCAACAAGTACCGGATAAAGGTTTTTGCTCCTGAGGCCGAGTGGCAGCGAATTGAGATAGTGGACGAAGATTTACGCCGCGTCATCGGAGTGCATGAACCTTTTTACGGTTGTGGTTATGAAACACACGCTTTCCACACTTTTCATAACACTTTTGACTCTTTTGGTTACGCAGTTACGTTCTATGGGAACACGGCTGCTGAGGACACCAAGGTATCTATATGCTTGGACACTGGCAAGGTAGATGCCGAGATGATCAACGGCATGAAAGGGTCAGATATCTACATCATTGAGGCTAATCACGATGTGGACATGCAGGTAAGCTCCGATCGACCCGAAAGCGTCATTGCTCGTAATCTATCGGACTTGGGTCATCTAAGTAATGACCAGACCGCAGCAGCGCTTCAACAGCTCATACAGGGGTGTGGTGAGCATATCTACCTTACCCACCTTTCAGGCACTTGTAACATGCCCGCGCTGGCTGAAATGACCGTAAAGGCAGTACTAAAGCAGCGGGGATTTATAGCAGGAGAACATTACACATTGGAGGTTGTTAGCGAATGAAAATTAAGGTGATTAAGAAAATCCAGACCAGCGCTAAACAGTGGATTGCTCAGGGGGAAGTATTCGAAGCTCGAAGAGTTACAACAAAGTTACTGGATTTTAACGCTCCATTCCAAATCATTTCTGGCCCGTTTGCTGGAGAGGAAATACCTTTCAAACTAGCATTGGTTTTACCGCATGAGCCCCATCCTACGCAACAGCAATTTGACGAACTAGCCAAGCAGAATGGTGAACTGCTGGACAAGCTGGACCGTCAGACAGCCGAGCAGCTTAACAGCGAAAAGCTTCTGCAGCGTATCCGGGAGCTGGAGACAATCGCCAACGAGCGCGATGAAATGATTAAATCCATTAAATCCGTAAGCGTTGTGATACGAGATAAGCGTAACCCTGTTGAGGTTCCTCGGGATGTAGCAAATGCGCTCGACTGGTGCCAATGGAACGGAGTCGATAACGACGAAATCGTGAGGAATTTGGCTACTGGAATCAATGGTCCGATCATGAATGTTTTACGATCTTATGTCCATGAGGGGGGCAACGGACACAATCTGTTGTGCGCTTTGCTCAACGGTCACATCATTGCGCCAGAGAATGACGAGCTGGCAGACGAAATCGACAGCCTTACAAGCGTCTGGTTCCACAACGTTGTGAAGTCTGGCGGAGATATCGAAACGAACCGTCAGCACCTAAACCAAGTAATTTATGAATTCATGCGCGGTTTGGATAAAACAGCAGTTTAAGCAGGTGAAACGGAATGGCAAACCCCCAACTCGAAAATGGGTACGCGAGGATCGCCAACGAGATATTCGATAACATCGTGAAGAGACATCATAAATTCAACGGAACTCAATATGCGATTGTCCTGGCGGTCTGGCGATACACTTACGGGTTTGGGCGAAAGGACCATGAACTAGCCGTGAGTTTCATCGCTGAATATCTCGAAGGCGACCTGCGAGGCGTTAAAAAGGAATTATCTTATCTTATAGAACGTAAGGTGCTGGTTGTAACTGAGGAAGCTTACGGGTCCAAATCTCGTAAACTCGGATTCAACAAAAACTATGACCAGTGGCTTGTGGGGGACAAAACGCCCCCTAGGAAAAAACAATCTCTCGGGGTACAATCCTCCCCCTCTGAGGGGTCTAATCATACACCAAGAGAGGGGGACGATTCACCCCCCAATAAAGAAAGAAAGAAAAATATAAAGAAAGAAGATATATATATGAAAATTCCTCCTGGTAAAACTCAATATGCTGACACTGTATTTTTAACACCAGAGCAGTATGAAAAGCTTTGTTCTGACTTTGGTAAAACGAAGGTTGACGACATGATTGAAGCTTTGGACGAATGGCAAGGGAACCAGAAGCCTAGTAAGCACAAGAAGGATCATAACAAGGCGATTCGTGTTTGGATTAAACGGGATCAGGCTCGAAACGCTCCCAAAGAATCTAACAGAGCTCGGGGAGATCAAGCCTTAGATAACTTGATGCGGAAGGAGTTGGGACAAGGTGGAACGGGCAAACGTGATATTTCTAATGAAGTACATCTCCAAGGCTTACCGGAGTTTCGTGATTGACGAAAGGGAAGTCGAATCCGAGGTTCAAGTGTGGCATGACCTTCTTCGGGAAGTTCCCTTTGAAACAGCTATTGAAAAAACAAGGATGCTTTGTCAGACAAATGAGAAATGGGCGCCAACGCCTGCGGAGATATACCAAGCATGCCAGCCTGAGCAATCCTATTATGCTCTACAGCGGGCAGAGGAACAGGCTGACACTTTGGCTCTACAAGAATATTTAGAACAAGCCGTACCTATGCCCGACCACATCCGTAAGCGGCTGGAGAAATTACAGTCCAGTAGGAGGCTGAACCATGAGTCTTGACGCTGAACGCGCAGTCCTCGGGTCAATCCTGAACAAACCTGAATTGCTAGATGATTGTTACCTCACTTCCGAAGATTTTGGAGCTGATGAAAGACACGGGCTGATCCTTACAACGCTTCGCTATGCATATGAACAGTTCACCGGAAATCCTGACCCATTTGATCCGCTGTTGATGGTTCAACACTGGGGTGGGAATATTGCGAAGATTGGCGGGGTGACTTACCTCATGCAGCTTCGTGATGCGGTTCCTGCGGTTCATAACTACCAGTCCTATCAGGCTATTGTCCGCGAAGCTTACGTACAACGTGAGGCCGCCAGAGCCTTTGAAGAAGCATCTGCTACAGGAGCAATTGATGTAACGGCTGTACAGGAACGAATGGACGAGCTCAACCAACTCCAAAAGGGACAGGCCGAGAACAACATGCTTCGAATGGCGGAAGTGCTGGACGGTCACCACCTAGAAATTCTGGACCGTGGTTCGAGGGCGGGGATTACGGGAACCAAAACAGCATCCGACGACTTGAATGAGATGGGAAGCGGTCACCAGCCTGGGGATGTAACCATCGTAGCGGCACGGCCCAGTATCGGAAAGACAGCCTACATTGTTAACGATTCTGTAGCTGCTGCTGAGGGCGGAACTACTTCCGCTATATTCTCGGCTGAAATGCCTTCCAAAGACGTGTCAGAACGCCACATATGCGCCCTAGGCGGCATTGACAGCAAAAAGATACGAACGGGACGACTGACGGAAAACGACTGGGACAGCTACAGCAAGGCGCTTGAGATTTTAGAGTCTCTACCAATCTACATTGACGATACGCCAGGTATGACCATTGAGTATATTTGGCGCCAAGCGAAAGACCTTAAAAAGCGGAATCCGCGCCTAATCATTTATGTTGATTATCTTCAACTAATTGAATCGGAACGAAAATTTTCTAGTACGTCTGAACGTGTATCCTATGTTTCAGCACAGTTCAAGAAGATGGCTCGGGTGCTGGGTATCCCTGTAGTGGTAATCTCTTCGGTCGGTCGGAAATGTGAGGATCGGCAGGACAAACGCCCGATGATGTCAGACCTGCGGGATTCGGGGAATATCGAGTTTGACGCTGACGTGATTATCTTCCTTTACCGGGACGATTACTATTACCCGGATACGATATTGAAAGGGGTCATGGAGCTGATTGTAGCCAAAGGCCGCAAGATCGGTACCGGAACAATACAAATGATGTTCAACCGGAAAACGAGTCGCTTCATGAATCTCACGAAGGACGATAAATATGAGCTTGAAAAGAAGGTGAGAGAACATGGGGCAAATCGTAGATGAAGCAGGCTATCAGAAGTCGCTGGAATGGCTCGTTTCAAAGGCTCTGAAGCTGGATGATCCTTTGATTGATGAATCTGCTAAGACGAATTTGAGAAAGCAATATGATCTTGTATCTGCAAAGGTCAAAGAATATCGGCGTGGGGAACTGGTTGCCAAATTCCCGGGCCTGAAAGAGCAATACAAGATTCTCGGGTGGACGTATCAGGAAATGGCTCCACAGCCTGAACAGCATACCTATGACACAGTGGAAGAAGCGGAGCCGACCAACACACCTACCGAGCCTGAACAGGCTCCAGAAACGCCGCCAGAGCCGCCAAAAGCTAAGCCGGATCTATCAGGCTGGTTGGACTAGGAGAGGGGATAGAGAAATGAATACAGGCGAAGTAATTAACGTCGGTTTGTATGGCGGAAAAGGGATATTCGGCGGAAAAGAAACGCCGTTGGAAGCCAGCATAATTAATTGTGATAAGCACAAAGAATGCTCCTACTATAAATCTGGCACTTGTTTGGCTGTCCGATCCCCTGGCGGGGGAGGGTGTCATTTTGGCAGAGTGTCAACGGTCAAGGGGTACACCAGCCGAGCACGGAAATATTGGGACTTCAAGAATAAATGGAAGGGGCACCAAGCTTACGGAAAACTCCAAGCTGCGCCGCAAAAACTAGGGGTTATTGGTGACTATGTTGTGTACCCATACTCATTTGCCGTCCTCAAAGTGGAAGAAGACAAAAGCGTGTCAATAAGCGACCCGGGGTTTTGGAATGAGCGCAATGTATTCATACCTAGAGAAATATTTGATATTGAGCTGATTCGTAGGATATGCGCATACCGACCAAGGGCTATTTTCGGAGGTGTGATAGATAGCTATCAAAAAGAAACGGTTCCGCTGTTCCTCGCTCATCTCAAAGAAGTCCTGCCGGAACTGTACGCTGAGTTTACGGCTGCGCACCCCGAGTACGGAGAAATCGATTATGTGGGGCGCAAGGCGATGCTCAAGACCGTTGCTCCATCACGAGTGCAATACGAGTCGAAACAATACCCACAATTCAATTCTGAGTGGCAGTGGACTGGTGAGAATTTAGTGTACAAGAAGGGTTACGTCAGTGATTTTAATATAACTAAAGATTACGTTGTGGCTAGTATTGTGCTTGAACCGGGGGATGAGGCGATTATAACGATCACAAACAACGATCAAGTTACAGCGAATACAGTATTTGTGGATTGAGCTTAAAGAGCAAGGAGAGGATACGCATGCAACCCATAACAATTAAGCTGACTGAGGAACAACGGTTTATGTTCGAATCTCAGGTTGACCACGCATTGATGATAGTTAAAGAGATTGATATTTTTCCTGAGAATCAACAAATCAATCTTAATGGGACTTATTTTCTGGTGGACTTAGTAGATCCACAAATTATTAAACAGGGTGAATATACGATGGCTATGGATATCACCGAACGGGACGTATACGAGAACGAGGAGGCCAAGGCATGAGCGAACAATTTATAGCCATCGTAATTCCAGTGCTGGACTATCCGGTTCATGGGTACCAGCCGGGAGACATGCGGGTCAAGTTACAGGAGGAAGTAAACGAGCTAATTGAGGAAGTAGAGTCCAAGGATTATGACCAACGCCGGACGCTAAGTGAGCTCTTCGATGTGCTGCAGGTGACGGTAGGGCTGATCCGACAACAGGCAAGGGAGACTCTACCGCCTGGAGAAGCTACCAAGGTCCTGCAGAACGTTATCGCTCGGGCCAACCAGGACCACCTGTACAAGATCAAAGAGTATGGGCGGCAGCGTAACTGGGAGGCGGCGCGGTTATGAAGCTTTTAGCAATTGATCCGGCTATGAGAATTGTTGGAATTGACCCGGCGATTAGATTTGTGGGAATTGACCCAGCGACGACTACAGGATTTGTGGCTCTTGATATTGACGGTACTGTACTTGTTGAAAAATCATTCCGTGGCAAGGGAAAGAGCATCCCAGGCGGTATATCTCCAGAGCAGCGTATGTCCCTTGAAAACCAGCTTTTCCAACTGCTCCAACCGAGAGACATGATTGTCAAGGAAGGGGTTGCACATAGGACGCCTAAGCTCATCACAACATCTAAAATCCATGGTGGACTTGAAGGGATGATTACACGTAAAAATCTATCTTTCCACGAAGTAGCACCAGACGCGGTGAAAAAATTTGTAGCTGTCACTGGTTGGAAAGGTCAGAAAGGGAGCATGCAACGCCTGAAAGGTACCAAGGAAAAAAAGGAAGCTATGGCGGCTGCAGCATTGAAGCACTTCAATTACAGCAATCCCAGCAATGACATAGTGGATGCATACATCATCGCTCGTATCTCCTTGAATCTCTACCGCATGCGCGAATACATGCCGCTGCTGGACAATGAACCTTACCAAATCGAAGTCATAGAATCCATCTTAAATAAGGCATAACACCCGGGGCTATTGGGTCCTGCGGCGGGTAGCTGCGCCCAAAAACGCTCAGAGAGGGGCATTTCATGGGAACACCCGTACCAAATCAGAAGAATGAAGTGTCTTCTCGTGGTCAGGGAGACGTTAAAACGTATACTCTTTCGCCTGAAGAACTCGCAAAGATTGTCGGCAAGCCGATACCAAAATCTCATACAAAGCCACTGACATTCCGTGCCAAAACACCGAGTAATAAGGAGGGGAAATCCACATGAAAATATCAAAAGAAAAACAGGAGAAAATGACTCTTGAATTTGGAGGCGGACGAATTTTTACGGATTATACTGACGAGGAAATTTTCCAACTTGGCATGTGTAAAGCTCTTGAAATCTTGAACATTGAAATCGAGGAAATCAAGGCCCCATAGGGGATAAGAAGGAGGGGCAGCATGAGGAAGTTAAGCCTGTTCTCTGGGATCGGTGGAATTGATTTGGCTGCTGAGTGGGCAGGCATGGAGACGGTAGCATTTTGTGAGCGTGAGCCGTTTCCGCAGCAGGTGCTTCGCAAGCACTGGCCTAACATCCCCATATACGACGATGTATGCACATTAACAGCCGAAAGGCTCAAGGAGGATGGAATCATTGGAGACGGTAGAGCAATTGACATTATTTCCGCTGGATACCCCTGCCAACCCTTTTCCCATGCCGGGAAACGAAGAGGCGAGGAAGATGACCGTCACCTCTGGCCAGAAGTTGCTAGACTACTATCGGAAATCCGGCCCCGTTGGTTCCTTGGCGAGAATGTTGCTGGACACATCAGCATGGGACTCGACACTGTGCTTTCTGACCTGGAAAGGCTCGGCTACACCGCGCAAGCGTTTGTTATTCCGGCTTGTGCCGTCGGCGCCCCGCACAGGAGAGACAGAGTATTTATCGCCTCCTACACAGACGATGTGGGGGACACCGAGCGCGGCGGATGCAGTGTGGAGTCACGGGGGAGGACAGAGCAAGTCTCTTCGGACGGACATAGCCAACTGGAAGAGAGGTCTCTGGCCTACACCAAAGGCGAGTCTTCGGGGCGATTGTCCATCGGAGAGGAACCGGCGGACGCCAGACCTACATGCAGCTGTGAAAATGTGGCCCACGCCGACAGCATCGGATGTGTGGAAAGGGAATCTAAAAAGCACTCAGCAGAAGTCGGGGAGCAGTCACAGTTTGGATCTACCTTCTGCAATCAAAATGTGGCCCACTCCAGCAGCTCAGGACAGCAAGAATGCCACGCTACCACCGTCACAGATAGAGAGGGATACAGTTCCGGGGGCGCTAATGAGGGAAGGCCACACAGGGCAGCTCAACCCAAACTGGGTGGAATGCTTAATGGGCTTTCCCGAAAACTGGACGAACATAGATGGCCCGCAGCATTAGGGCAGGATCAATATGATTGGGAGCCGCCACGGGTAGCAATCGGTATTAAAAATCGCGTTGTCCGTCTGAAAGGCTTGGGCAATGCAGTTAATCCCTATCAAGTGTACCCAGTATTAGCGGCAATCAAAGCTATCAATGACAGTTTGAACAAATGGATCAATAGGAGGCTTAGCCCTCCATAAGGGGGAGAGACACATAAACCGGATAGATGCAGTTATAGCGATTGGTGATTTACTAGAACAAAAATGTTCCGGTTGCCCAACGCGGGACGAATTTAATAGGAAGTACGGCAGTGTTACATCCAAGCTGGACAAGCATTGCAAAATGAATTGCCCTGTGGGGAAGCAGCTCCAAGACTACGGAAGGCAACTCGGCAGAAAGGGCGATGAACATGGAACGGATTATCTACGTCGCCGGGGTAAACCGGAAGCACCTTGCAGAGCAGGCCAGCAGCGTACCGTACTGGCTCCTGAGTGCGACCCTATTACGGAAATATCCGTCTTGGCTTGAACCATACATGCGTCATCGGGCGGTGATATGGGACCCTGGGACGTTCACCGAGGACTGCATATCGTACCAAGGCTATCGGGCCTATATCGACCGTCACGCGAAGTCAAAGCACATGTACATGCAGTATGACGAAATCGGAAATCCAGAAGCTACAGCATGGTATTTGCAGGACATGAGGCGGCGTGGATACAATCCGGTTCCTATCTTACAGCCTGGCGGAGATACGGGGCTGCTGCAAACCGAGAGATTGGTTTTTGTTGGCGGTACTGTCCGAATGTCCGAAGAGGAACGTATGCGTTATCTGGATGGCCTTTTATGCGGCCCTGTCCATGCCCGTGTACATCTGCTTGGAATGATGCTACCTAAATGGTTTGCCCCTTACAACGCTGCTGTGCAGGGAGATAACACGAGCTGGATACCACGATCGGAATGGAACCGCCGTAAAAGCGTGTCTGAGTGGATGCAGGAATACGGCAAGCAATGGATACCACCCGAGCCAAGGCGTTCGGTGCAACTGACACTATTTTAAGGGGGATACACCCCCTACTACCTATAAAGGAGAGATATACAGATGGCAAATGATAAATTGGGAATTTTGAATAGTATTGATGTTGAGGACTGGTCTTCTATGGGGGAGACAATCGAATACATCTATGTTGGGAAGACACAGGAAAACATTGATAAATTGCTGTCTCTCGGAGCAACTATGAAGGACATCGAGCACAACACGGATCATGAGGCTGACCAAATTGATATTTCTCCATTTGCTTTTCGGCTTGTAGACGCGGAATGGTACAGCGATGAAGGTTTCAGTTTGGAAAGACCATAA